TTCGGGTTGGGCTTCTAAATAGAATAAAAAATTCGGTTTCATGCTTCGATTCTTTCCAATCGTTCATGCAACCATTGTTGTTTATGTATTTTTGTAAATATTTCCTTCATATCTTCGGTTTCCCTTTTTAAATTTTCATGTTTGAATTGAATTGCCTCTCGATAATGCTTCAATTCGTTAAATGTTTCAAACCAAGAATAAAATTCTTTATCTGCTTTAACTGTGCTTTTTAGGGTTTCTTCCAATGATGGGCGATATACGACAGTTCCGAAAATGTCAAATAACACGGCTCGAAAGCCTCTTTGTGTGTTGTACGGGTCGATGGCTACTGATTCAATAATCTTAAAGAATAACCCGCTAGATACTGGGAGGGCTGATAAAATTTTAGAATAGTGATATTTGAGTGATGAGTCGGTGACATAGTGAGTCTTGTCGTTTAAGGCTCTTTGCGCCCTAAATTTTGGGCTTCCATCGCTGAGACAATAGGGGCGGGGCAAGTGTTGGGTTTTCCCGATTAGGCTTGCAAGTGCGTTTGATTCGTTGGACATGGTTAGACTTTCAATAGTTGTGGGGCTTGTTGGATTACTTCAAAACCAAGGGCTTTGATTGTTTTAAGTGCGTCAATTGTCAGGGTCTTTGTGCCTGCTAATTTGGCGAATAATTTTGACTCGGTGCATACGGGATATGCGACAGTTTGCCCATAGTTTGATTTCACTTGTACTGTTATCGTTTTCATGCTGTGGCTTCCTTCCTTAAATTCAAAAAAGCGGTCGGGTCTACTTTTAAAATTTCTTCAATCAATTGTTCGGTGCTGTAGATTTTTTTTAGTCTACTGCCTGACCCAAAAGCGTGACAGACCATATATTTATTGTCTTTGCGTTTTCCCGTGATGGTTAAAACATGGCCTGATAACCTCCCGTCTTTTTCTTCGTTGAATTGTCCGTAGGACTGTTTGAAAATAATCATTGTTTACCTTTCAGAGTTCGGTTGCGTTTTTCCAAGTGGCTTTGATTTCCTTTGTAGTCGCATAAAAGCCGTATTGTTTTCTAAGGTCGGGGTTGTTTAGTATGTCGGTCATGTCTGCCAATTCGCAGATTTCATAGTTAATTGTTATGCACCCTATTTGCTTGGCTGTTAGGGCTTTGATGGCTAGGCGGGCTTGTGTGCGTTTCATTCCCCGATTACATAAAACCCGTACTGCTTGCGCCTTACTAAAACAAAAGCGAAGCGCATTAGTCCCTTTATATGCTGAATGTCCAATTTTTATTACTGTCATCATAGTTTCCCTTTCGTTGATTGATATAGTTATCTGTTACATAAGTGCGTCATGTAGCACCTACATAACGCTAGTATTGAGGAATCGGTTTACCTTGTCAAAACAATATTTTTTATTTGATTTGAAGGGTTGATAGGCAACACCTATTGACGATTACCCTTTTGTTACCCTATACTGCGGGCATTGTTTAAAGCGAAGCGAGACAGTTTATGCACAAATTAAGTAGAAGAGAGATAGTAGAAGGATTGGAACAAGTCCCTATTGTAGATATACTCGGCAAGTCTACTGATAGAGGGTTGACGCATAAACAGAAACAATTTGCTATTGAAGTGGCAAAGGGTAATACAAAGGCGGGAAGTTATAGGAAGGTTTATTCTAGTAAGGCTAAACCGAAGACTGCGGGTGATGCGGGTTCTAGACTCTCAAAAGATTCCCGAATATCTGCGGAAATACAGGCTTATACCCTTGCATTAGAGGCAAGTAAACATAGAACGGCTGAAGGTTTACGGGCTTTAATTATTCAATCCCTTGTACAAGTGCTAATCGACCCAACAGCAAAGCAGGCCACAAAGGTTGCATCTGCTAAAGTGCTTGGAACAGTAACCGAGGTGGCATTGTTTACAGAGCGGAAAGAAACAATCGTGCATCATTCAAGTGATAAAGCGAAGAGCGAATTGTTAAAGCAGATTAGATTACTAATGAAAGACTCGGCAACAGATATAGAAACGATAGACGCTGATTCCCTGCTGTCGGAATTGGCAAACCATGCGACCCACTCACCCACCACCAACCCAAATCAAAATGTGACTCCGACTCTCGCTAAACATACTATTCCACTCGAACAATCTGACAATTTTTCCAGTATGGAAGACCCACCCCCTTTTACCAGCGAACCCACCCACTATGAAAAGTAATACGAAGGGGGTAGGGGGGTATAAAAATTTAAAACTTTTAGATGTGGATGGAAACGTTTCCATCACCCCCCCATTAGTATTAAATAGAAGCATGGTAGAGAAGAAGAAAGATTTAACTTACGAACAATGTTTGGAAATAAAGATGAGTCCAGCGCAAAATGAGGTGTTTTTAATTATAGATGAGTGGTGGAAACGTTTCCACTTTAGTCCGACATTGAGGGATATAACTAATCAGCGTGGGAAAAATAGTATTGCTAATACGAAGAAGATTGTTGATAGGTTGTGCGGGTTGGGTGTTGTGAAGAAGTTAGAGGGGAAGAGGAGTATTAGGCCGGTGTATATTAACTTTAGGAATTTAGAGTGAGTAAGTTGGAGGAGTTGATTGAGAAGTTGGACCCTGCTGAGTATGAGGCGTTCATGGAGAAGGTTGTTAACTTTCAGAATGCTGTGAAGAGGGAGAAGGGTCAGACCAAGTTTTTGGAGTATGTGAAGACTATGTGGCCGGGGTTTATATCTGGCAGGCATCATGCTTTGATGGCTAAGAAGTTTGAGGATATTGCTGATGGGAAGATTAGGCGGGTTATTATTAATATGCCTCCACGGCATACGAAGTCGGAGTTTGCTAGTTATTTATTGCCTAGTTGGTTTTTGGGTAGGTTTCCTAATAAGAAGGTGATTCAGTGTTCTAACACGGCTGACTTGGCTGTTGGGTTTGGGCGTAAGGTTAGGAACTTGGTTGGTAGTGAGCAATATTCTGAGGTGTTTCCTAATGTTAATTTGAGACAGGATAGTAAAGCTGCTGGCCGGTGGGCCACTAGTGGGGGCGGGGAATATTTTGCTATTGGTGTTGGGGGAACGGTGACGGGTAAGGGTGCTGACCTTTTAATTATTGATGACCCGCATTCGGAGCAAGAGGCTGCATTGGCTGCTGGCGACCCAAGTATTTACGATAAGGTGTATGAGTGGTATACATCTGGACCACGGCAACGTTTACAGCCGGGTGGTGCTATTGTTATTGTGATGACCCGTTGGGGCGATAGGGACTTAACTGGTAGAGTGATTAAGGATGCACTAGGTAGGGACAAGGGAGATGAGTGGGAGATTATTGAGCTGCCTGCGATTATGCCGAGTGGTAATCCGTTGTGGCCTGAGTTCTGGCCGTTGGAGCAACTGGCTGCTCTAAGGGAGGAGTTACCACCAGCCAAGTGGAATGCGCAGTATCAGCAAAATCCCACTGGTGAGGAGGGTGCTATTGTTAAGCGGGAGTGGTGGAAGAGGTGGTTGAAGGATGACCCACCGGATTGTTCTTTTATTATTCAGAGTTGGGACACGGCGTTTACGAAGAATGAGAGAAGTGACTATAGTGCGTGTACGACTTGGGGTGTGTTTTATTTAAATGAGAATGAAGAGGATGCTCATATTATTTTGTTGGATGCGTTTAAGAAGAGGATGGAGTTTCCTGAACTTAAGGAGAAGGCGTATCGGAACTATATGGATTGGGAGCCGGATGCTTTTGTGATTGAGGCGAAGGCTGCTGGAAGTCCTTTGATATTTGAATTGCGGCAGATGGGGATTGTGGTGAGTGAATATACGCCGAGCAGGGGGAATGATAAGTTTGTGAGGATTAATTCTGTTGCTGATTTGTTTGCGTCTGGTAAGGTGTGGGCGCCGGAGACGAGATGGGCGGATGAATTGATAGAAGAGATGGCTGCATTTCCTAATGCGCCGAATGATGATTTAGTGGACTCAAGTACCCAAGCGCTGATAAGATTCAGGAAGGGCGGGTTTTTACGGCTTGCAACGGATGAGCGAGAAGAGCTTCAAAGTTTCAGGCGCAAACAGATTTATTATTAAGGATAAAAAATGGATATCGCAAAAAGTTTGTACGAGGCTCCTTTGGGTTTGGAATCTTTAGGCCAAGGAATTGAGATTGAGATTGAAGACCCGGAAGCTGTCCATATTGGAATGGATGGGATGGAGATTGACTTAGAACCCAAGAAAGAAAAAACTAAGGGTGAGCAGTTTGATTCTAATCTGGCCGATTATATGGATGAGGGCGAGTTAGAGAGTTTAGGGTCTGAAATTATAGAGTTAATTGATGCAGACATTGCTTCCAGAAAAGACTGGACGGAAATGTTTGTTAAGGGCTTAGAAGTTTTAGGAATGAAGTATGAGGAAAGAACGCAACCTTGGAATGGGGCTTGTGGTGTTTACTCTACGATATTAACTGAGGCGGCTGTGCGGTTTCAATCGGAAACTATTATTGAAACATTTCCGGCACAAGGTCCTGTTAAGACAGAAATTATTGGTGCTGTTACTAAATTAAAAGAAGAAGCTGCGGATAGGGTTCGTGCTGATATGAATTATCAGTTAACGGAAGAGATGCCTGAATATAGAACAGAGCATGAGAGGATGTTATTTAATTTAGGATTGGCTGGCTCTGCGTTTAAGAAAGTTTATTTTGACCCAGCATTGAATAGACAAACGGCTTTGTATATACCTGCGGAGGACGTAATAATCCCTTACGGTTCTAGTGGTGCGAGAACTGCTGAACGTGTTACTCATGTAATGAGAAAGACAAAGAATGATATTAGAAAGTTACAAGTTGCAGGATTTTATAGTGATATAGATTTAGGTGAACCTGTTGCTACGCATACTGATGTAGAGAAGAAGAAAGCCGGAGACCAAGGCTACAGTATTAATGATGATGACCGATATCAAATTTACGAAGTACAGATTGATTTAGATATTGCCGGTTATGAAGATGATGATGAAATTGCTGTACCTTATATAGTGACTATTGATGTGGGTACAGGAAGTATTTTATCTATCTATCGTAATTGGGATGAAGAAGACAAGATGCGTCTGAAGAGACAGCATTTAGTTCAGTACGATTACATACCCGGCTTTGGAGCTTATGGATTTGGATATATTCATTTGATTGGTGGATATGCTAGAGCTGGAACATCGTTGATTCGTCAATTGATTGATTGTGGTACGTTGTCTAATTTACCCGGCGGATTGAAGTCTAGAGGGTTGCGTGTTAAGGGTGACGATACACCGATTGCACCCGGAGAATGGCGAGATGTGGATGTGCCAAGTGGGTCTATTAAAGACAACATTATGGCTTTACCATATAAAGAACCTAGCCAAGTTTTAGCACAATTGCTTGAAAAAATTACTGAAGAGGGAAGAAGACTTGGCTCTATTGCTGATATGAAGATTAGTGATATGAGTGCTAACTCTCCAGTTGGAACTACGCTGGCTATTCTTGAGAGACAGTTGAAGACAATGAGTGCGGTGCAAGCTCGTGTTCATTATTCAATGAAGCAAGAGTTTAAGATTCTTAAGAATATTATTAGAGACTATGCGCCGACTGAGTATGAATATGACCCAGACGGCGGAGATAGAAAAGCCAAGCAATCAGACTATGACATGGTGGAAGTTATTCCAGTGTCAGACCCTAACTCTGCGACTATGGCTCAAAGGATTATGCAGTATCAAGCTGTTATTCAGTTGGCTGGTCAGGCGCCGCAAATTTACAATTTGCCTGAATTGCATAGACAGATGATTGAAGTGTTGGGCGTTAAGAATGCGGATAAATTAATACCAACTAAAGATGACCAAACACCACGGGACCCGATTAGTGAAAACATGGCTTTCTTAAGAGGCGAACCGACAAAGGCGTTTATTTATCAAGACCACGAGGCTCACATTGGAGCGCATCAATCGTTTATGCAAGACCCAATGATGGCGGCAACTATTGGTCAAAACCCAATGGCACAGCAAATGCAAGCGGCCATCATGGCTCACATTGCAGAGCATTTGGCATTTAGTTATAGAAAGAAAGTGGAAGACGAGATGGGCGTTCCATTGCCACCGCCAAACGAAAAACTGCCAGAAGATGTCGAAGTGCAATTGTCAAGATTGGTTGCTCAAGGCTCTGCTCAATTGTTGAAAAAGAACATGGCGCAACAGCAACAGCAACAGGCTCAACAAGCGGCACAAGACCCGCTTATCCAAATTCAGCAACAAGAGTTGCAGATTAAAGCCAAAGAGGTTGCTATTAAAGAGCAGAAAATGCAAAACGATTTTCAAGCTAAACAAACTGAATTGGCAATTAAAGAGGCTGAGTTGGATTTGAAATCACAGCCAACTGAAGACCCGTCTGCTGTTGTTGAAAAACACATTCAAGAAATGATTCAAAGGGATGAAGTGCATCAGCAAAAGATTGCGCAGGCACAGCAACAGCAAGCCCAGCAAGCCCAGCAAGCCCAGCAACAAATGGCGATGCAAGCTCAACAAAAACCGGAGCCTAACCAATGATTGAACACAAGATTTTAGAGATTCTTACTTCTAAATTAGAAGACTACATAGGGCAGTACCAGTCTGTTTTAAACGATGGTGCTGCTAATGATTACGCACAATATAAAGATTTGTGTGGAGCAATTCGTGGTTTAAAGATGGCCCAAATGGAAATTAAAGAGTTGGGAAAAAACATGAGGGACTCTGAAGACCAAGAATGATTTTCAAGGCGCACTAATATTTCGGAGGCGTGTTAGTGCGTTTTTTTGTAGCCTTTTGCGACAAGGAAATTTATGGAAGAGTTATTGATTGGTCAGACTTTAGACCCTGAGGGTCCGGTGTCTGTTTTGCCGGGTTCGGCAGAGGAAAAAGCCAAACAAGTACCTGACCCTGTTACTTATCATCTTTTGTGCGTTCTTCCAAAAGCTGATGAGGAATATGACAGCGGGCTTGTAAAGTCTGGAACCACTATGCAATACGAGGAGTTACTGTCACCAGTGCTGTTTGTGGCAAAAATGGGACCTGATTGTTATAAAGACGAAAAACGTTTTCCAAGCGGGCCATCGTGCAAGAAGGGAGATTTTGTTTTAGTTAGACCTAACAGCGGAACCCGCATCAAAATTCACGGCCAAGAGTTCAGAATAATAAATGATGACTCTGTAGAAGCTGTTGTGCAAGACCCTCGTGGTATTACAAGAGTTTAAGGAGTAGATTATGGAAAAAGTTGAATTTGAATTCCCTGACGAAAAAGAAAACCCCCGCAAAGGTGGGAAAGTTGTTAAACCGGAGGAGGATATAAAGATTGAGATGGAAGCTGATGAGGCTGATATTGAAATTGTTGACGATACTCCTGAAAAACCTGACAACTACAAGGAAATGAACGACCCTCCCAAGGATTTGGATGAGGACGAACTAAGTGGTTATGGTGAAAAGGTTAGAAAACGCCTGCAACATTTGCAAAAAGGCTATCACGAAGAAAGGCGCAGGGCTGAACAAGCCTCAAAAGAGCGTGAAGAGGCTGTACGGGCGGCTCATTTAGTGGTTGAAGAGAACAAAAAGCTCAAAGGTTCACTAAATCAAGGCCAAACTGTACTGCATGAGCAGGCAAAGAAGGTAATTGCTAATGAATTAGAGGAAGCAAAGCGTCAATACAAGCAAGCGTATGAGGCTGGAGACTCTGATGCACTGGTAGATGCCCAAGAAAACCTCACTTCTGTCAAAATAAAAGCAGAAAGAGTAAATAATTTACGGGTAACCCCTTTACAAGAGGAAGAAAATGCGGTAAAAACGCAACAAGTTGATTCACAACCCGCTTATGTTGACCTAAAAGCACAGAAGTGGAGAGAGAATAACAACTGGTTCGGACAGGACGACGAAATGACTAGTTTTGCGCTTGGACTCCACAACAAGCTAGTTAAAAATGGAGTAGACCCGACTTCCGACCACTACTACGAGCGTGTAAATGCCCGTATGCGACAAGTGTTTCCAGAAAACTTCGAGTCTGGAGAACCTGCTGATGAACCTGAAAGGGAAGTCAAGCGGCCAAAATCGAATGTGGTTGCGCCAGCAACGAGAAGCTCTGCCCCTAAGAAGGTAACGCTCACTCAAACCCAAGTAAACATCGCCAAGCGGTTGGGGGTTCCATTGGAACTTTATGCCCGTAAGGTTGCGGAACAAATGAGGACAATTTAATGACTGAAGAAACCCAAAAGCGCACAAAGCGTGATGCTGACATTCGTGAGACTACAGAGCGTCCCCGTAAATGGAGACCTCCCCAACTTCTACCAGACCTTGCACCAGAGGACGGGTATGCGTTTCGTTGGATTCGTCTTAGCATTCTTGGTAGTGATGATGCCATTAATATTTCCTCAAAATTTGCAGAAGGTTGGGAGCCTGTAAAAGCTTCAGACCACCCAGAAGTTGCATTGTTAAATATCGGCGGAAACCGATTTCCTGACAGCATACAGATTGGTGGATTGATTGCTTGCAAAACCCCAGTCGAATTTGTCGCTGACCGTGATGCGCATTATCGGCAACAAGCTGATGCGCAAATGTCATCAGTTGACAATACTTATATGCGTGAGAGCGACCCTCGGATGCCTATGTTTAAAGAACGTAGCTCTAAGGTAACTTTTGGCAAAGGTCTTTAATTTTTTTCAAAGGAGTCTTAAATGGCTTATCCAGTGGTTAACGCCCCTTACGGGCTACGACCAGTCAACTTGATTGGCGGTCAGGTATTTGCGGGTTCAACCCGTGAACTACCTATCACCTACGGCTATGCTACAAGCATCTTTTATGGTGATTTTGTAACATTGGTACGTGGGAATTTGGAACGCATAAGCGTTACAACAGGTGTTGTTGGTACATTGATGGGGGTTTTCCTCGGATGTTCGTACACCAACCCTTTAACCAAACAAAAGCAATTTAGTCAATACTGGCCTGCGTCTACGCTTGCTGGTGATGCGGTGGCTATTGTTTGTGATGACCCTGATACAGTGTTTCAAGCTGTGATGGTTTCTGGTACTACAGTGGTGACTTCTGGCGCTCGTGCCATGATTGGTCAAAACTTAGCAGCAGTTAACAATACAGGTAGCACTAGCACAGGTAATTCAGCTAACGCTGTTTTGGCAGATACTTCCCTAGCACTTACTGCGGCTTTGCCAATTCGTGTTATTGGGTTGGTTCCTGACTCTATGGTGGCACAAGGTACGGGCGTTTACTCCAGTATCGCTACCTCTACCGTTACGCTTGCTTCGGCTCTTTCGTTTACGCCAGCAGTTGGCGCTGATGTTGGCTCCATTGCGGCAAATGGTCAGTACATTGCCAGCGGTTCGTATGTTGCATCTGTAACAAACTCTACAACGGTTGTGCTTAATACAGCGCCGCTAGTAGCATTTGCTGCAAGTTCAACAATTGTCTTTAATCAATACCCAGAGGTACTCGTGAAAATCAATTTTGGTTTACACAAATACTATGCTGGTACAGCTGTTGCATAAGGAGTAACATAAAATGGCTATTTCACGTGCACAACTACTTAAAGAACTTCTCCCCGGCTTAAACGCTTTGTTTGGCTTGGAGTACGCTCGTTACGGTGAAGAACATAAAGAAATTTATGACACTGAAACCTCTGAGCGTTCTTTTGAAGAAGAAACAAAACTGTCTGGCTTCTCTGCTGCTCCTGTTAAAAACGAAGGCGCTGCCATCGCTTATGACAATGCGCAAGAGGCATGGACTGCTCGCTACAACCACGAAACCATCGCTATGGGCTTCTCCATCACTGAAGAAGCAGTGGAAGACAATCTGTATGACAGCTTGTCCAGCCGCTATACCAAAGCATTGGCTCGTGCAATGGCTTATACCAAACAGGTAAAAGCCGCAGCGATTCTTAACAACGCATTCTCTGGCTCCTACACCTATGGTGACGGCGTTTCTCTTTGCTCTACTGCTCACCCATTGGTGAATGGTGGTACAAACAGTAATCGCCCATCCACAGCAGCAGACTTGAACGAAACTTCGTTGGAAAACGCAGTTATTCAAATTGCCGGTTGGACTGATGAGCGTGGTTTATTGATTGCAGCCAAGCCTAAGAAGTTGATTGTTCCACCACAATTAATGTTCGTTGCTACTCGTTTGTTAGAAACCAGCCTCCGTGTTGGCACAACTGACAACGATATCAATGCCATTAAAAACAATGGTTCAATCCCAGAAGGTTACACTGTCAATCACTATTTGACAGACGTAAACGGATGGTTCTTGACTACTGATGTACCAAACGGCTTAAAGCACTTTGTTCGTACACCCCTTGCTAACAGCATGGATGGTGATTTCGATACAGGCAACGTGCGCTACAAAGCCCGTGAGCGTTACAGCTTCGGTGTATCAGACCCATTAGGAATTTTCGGTTCACCCGGAAGCACTTAATGAATAAGTAAAAAAAGGGGGCCAAAAGCCTCCTTTTTTCTTGCCTTTTTTTTTAAATAGGTTATAGTTAACAAACCGGAATTTTTCGGTGTATCAAACAGGTCCGGCTGACCTCATGCAGATTGATACGCCACAACGCATGGAGATATTCATATGGGATTCGCAACACACCTTGGCCCTTGGTTATTGGGCACTGTTAAAAACACAACTGGAACTACTGCTGGTACTATCCGTAATATGGGTGCTACTGTGGTTACTCAAAGCAAATCCATTTTGTACACGGACATTACGGCGGCTACGGTTGCTTTTACGATTCCGGCAGGCTCACAGATTCTGACCGCTGCGTTTAACACCACTGTTGCTTACGCAACAACAACGCCTACATACGCTCTTTTTGTTAATGCTGTTGCAATCAATACAGCCGCAAACGGCAGTGTATATACAAACACAGGTATTGTTAACTTACTGCTAGGCAATAATAATGCCGCCGCCGCTGTGCTATGTAACAACGTGGGTACAGGCGATGCAATCATTACGTTTACACAGGCTAACGTCACTGCCACATCTGGTGCTGGCATATTGACTATGACGTATGTTGTAAAAGATTCTGACGGCTCTGCTAATCCATCACAAGTTTGATTAGGAGCATAAAATGCGCCCAATCCGAATATCTGTAACGGGAGTTGCAAATTCCAATGTGGTTCCTGTAGATAACTACATTTCACCAACAAACTGGGGTATTGCCTTAGTAATTACTGGAACTGTAAATGCCTATCTTCAGTACACGTTTAGCGATGTGTTTGCTGCTGGGTTTACTCCTTCTTCAGCAACATGGTTTTACCATCCCGCAACTCCTAGCGGCACTCCCGCTACTGCAAATACTGTTACTAACGTAGCGTATCCTTGTACGGGCCTTCGTTTAGTTTTAGACACCGGCACTACAGGCTCTGCAACAATGACAATTATCCAAGCCGGTGGCGGAGGTAACGCATGAACACTTATAACCAAGACGGAACTCCAATGGGGGGTGGCGGCTCTAATCAGCTTATGGATTTGTTTGCAATTGTTTCAAATCCTGATGCTTACAACTCCAAAATACAAGCTTTGCAAGACGCAATCAATGAACATAAAAAAGTTATTGACGCCGTTGGCCCTGCAAAGGATATTTTGAGTTTGCGTGAGCAAACCAAATCCGCTAGGGACGAGGCAGTAGCAAAAATTAAAGATGCGCAAACCAAAGCCGATGAAATGTTGGCAACGGCAAATTCGCAGGCAGCGGCTACAGTTAATCGCACCAACGAGGAAATGGCTGCACTTGCTGGTGAAGCAAAAGCCGCTAAAGATGAAGCAAAAGCAGACGCTAAAGCAGTTAAACAGGCTTTAAAAGATGCCGAGCAATCCAAGGCTAGTGCGGATGTTATTGTTGCGGATTACACGGCTCGTAGTAAGATTCTTGCAAATTCTCAAGCAACACTTGATGCGGCTATTGCTGAAGCACAATCAGTTAAAGACGCAATCATAGCCAAGCACCAAAAACTTATAGAGAGTTTGTAATGTCTATTGCCCCGCATACGGGTATTGTAGATTTTGGAACCTTTACTGCTCCTACTGTTTCAACAGACGGGATACAAGGTGAGGTTCCACAGCCTTTGGCTGGACAACAAGCATACGTTTTAACGGCTTCAGGTTGGGCGCCGGGTGGAGGTGGACCGGGCGGAGGAACCGTTACGTCTGTTGGTGGAACTGGAACAGTAAACGGTATTGCTTTAACAGGCACAGTTACAACGGCGGGAAATTTAACGCTTGGTGGGGCGTTAAGTAACGTAAGTTTGGTTACGCAAGTTACTGGAAATTTACCTGTTACAAATTTAAATAGCGGTACATCCGCTTCTGCTACCTCATTTTGGCGTGGCGATGGCTCGTGGGCTATTCCGTCAACAGGTAGTCCTAATCTTGATGGCGGTCTTTATAATTCAAACTACGGCGGAACAACTGCTGTAGATGGAGGGGGACCATAATGGCTGTTCAGATACAACTAAGACGAGGCACAGCAAGTCAATGGACGGCCACTAACCCAACCCTGTCACAAGGAGAAATGGGTTTAGAAACAGACACATACAAAATTAAAATTGGTGATGGTACTACGGCATGGAATAGTTTAGCTTATTATAATGATGGGGGTGTAATTTCTGTTGGCGCAACTTCACCCGTAGCTTCATCAGGAGGAACAAGCCCTGTAATCAGTATGCCCGCAGCCACCACATCAGTAAGTGGTTATTTGACTTCTACTGATTGGACAACTTTTAACAATAAAGGAAGTGGCTCAGTAACGAGTGTAGCCGCAACTCCGGGCACGGGTATTTCTATTACAGGTAGTCCGATAACGACAAGTGGTACGTTAAATATAACTAATACAGCACCCGACCAAACAGTTGTATTAAATAATGGAACGGGAATCTCCGTTACAGGCACTTATCCTAATTTCACAATTATCAATACTAGTCCCTCATCAGGCGGAACGGTCACCTCTGTAACTGGAACTTCTCCCGTTAATTCAAGTGGCGGCACAACACCCGCAATTTCTTTGGCTGGTGGGTATGGAGATACTTTAAATCCTTACGCATCTAAGACTGCTAATTATGTTTTAGCCGCCCCAGATGGAGCTGCTGGAGTTCCTACATTTAGAGCTATTGTTGCAACAGATATTCCAACTCTTAATCAGAATACAACAGGAACCGCATCCAATATTACGGCAACAAGTAATAGCACATTAACTACATTAAGTTCTTTAAGTTTGCCCGGTTCTCAGGTTACTGGAAATATTAGTGGAAATGCTACCAATGTAACAGGCACTGTAGCAATTGTTAATGGTGGCACGGGTGCTACAACTGCACCAACCGCAAGGTCTAATTTAAATGCGGCTCAAAGTGGTGCAAATACAGATATAACTTCTATTGCTTTGACAACAGGAACAATAACAACTACGCCTAGTTCAAACACAGACATTGCAAACAAATCTTATGTTGACACTGTAGCGCAAGGTTTAGACACCAAAGCAAGCGTGGTGGCCGGCACAACGGTGAACATTACTTTGAGTGGCACTCAAACAATTGACGGTGTTGTGCTTGTCGCAGGTGACCGCGTCTTGGTAAAAAACCAAACATTGCCAGCAAATAATGGTCTTTACCTTTGTGCGGCGGGGGCGTGGACAAGAACCACGGACATGGATACTTGGGCGGAAGTTCCCGGCGCTTACGTCTTTGTTGAAACTGGCTCTACCCTTGCTGATACGGGTTGGGTCTGCACATCCGATGCTGGCGGCACGATTGGCGTTACTGCAATCACATGGACGCAGTTCTCAGGTGTAGGCTCTGGCGTAAGTTCAATCACTTTTGGTTCTACTGGATTGACTCCAGCAACGGCAACTACAGGCGCAGTGACAGTAGCGGGAACGCTTGCATTGACCAATGGCGGTACAGGTCAAACAACGGCAGGTGCGGCTTTTAACGCTTTGTCTCCAATAACAACAACAGGCGATTTGATTATTGGAAACGGAACTAATAATGCAACTAGGCTTGCTATTGGTGCAAGCACTTATGTTTTAACATCTAACGGAACTACTGCTACATGGTCTGCTTCTACTGGCGGTGTTACATCGGTAACTGCGACAAGCCCTGTTGCATCCACAGGCGGTGCAACTCCAGATATATCTATGCCTGCCGCCACTACTTCTGTAAGCGGTTACCTTACTTCTACCGATTGGACTACGTTTAACAATAAAGGTAGTGGAACAGTAACAAGTGTTGGTGGCACTGGAACAGTATCAGGAATATCATTATCAGGCACAGTTACATCAAGTGGAAATTTAACCCTTGGTGGAACACTTGATTTATCTAGTCCACCTACTATTGGCAATACAACCGCAAACACAGGTAAATTCACAACTTTAGAATCAACGGGTACTGCAAGTTTAGCAACGGGGTCAACAACGTCTATTCAGATTGTTGGTGATGCGTCTTATCCTCAAGTGTTGGCGGCTGGTGGAACAAACACACCTTTAGTGCTTCAGCCTTTGGGTACGGGTGCTTTGCAAGCACAAAAACCCACATCTACTACTGTTGGTGGTAATGTACGAGGTGCTAATGCAGTAGATTGGCAGACCTTAAGAACTGCGGCAACCCATGTGGCTAGTGGTGGTGCAGGCTCTACTATTGGTGGCGGTCAATCTAATACAGTTACTGGCGGCTCGTCTGTTGTTGCTGGTGGTCAATTTAATGCAGTAGCAGGGTTTGCCGCTGTTATTGTAGGTGGTACTGCTAATACTGCCACGCTTAATTACACTTTTGTTGGTGGCGGTACTAGCAATACAGCTGCAGGCTATTACAGCGTAATTGGGGGTGGGTACATAAACTCAGGGACTGCAAGTGCCGCAGTAACTACACAGTCGGCAACAATGAACGGCACAACTGCTGTTACTTTGTCAGGCAGTAATGCTTCAATTAAAGTTGGTCAATTTATAACTGGTACATCAATATCAAATAATACATATGTTGCGGCAATATCAGGAACATCTCTAACGCTATCCCAAGTGGCATCGGGTTCAACAACAAACACACTCAACTTCTTTACACCTCATGGCGTGGTAGTAGGCGGTGGTAACAATCAGGCTACGGGTAGTTTTAGCTTTATTGGTGGCGGTGGTGATGCAGGGACTGCAACTAATAGAAATACTGCGTCAGGGGACTGGAGTGTTGTTGGTGGTGGAAGTAAAAACGTAGCATCAGGTATTGGCTCTGTTGTTGCAGGAGGGGGTTTAGTATCTGCCACTTCTGTTATACAAGGAAATACAGCAAGCGGTACTTCTTCGTTTGTTGGAGCTGGAACACTAAATCTTGCTAGTGGTACATATGCTTTTATTGGTGCTGGTGCTGGACATAGTGCAACTGGTTTTGGTGCGGCTATTACTTCTGGAAATGCTAATACTGCAAGTGGTTCGTATACTTCTGTCATTGGTGGTCAACAAGGAACATCAAGGGCAATTAATGGAAATGTAGTTTTTACAGGCTCTGTAAGTCCTGTTGTAACAGCATTAGGAGCAAGTCAATCTGCAATACTTGTTCTTGGTAGACAGACTACAGATGCTACTGCCACAGTCATTCCATCAGACGTAAATGCGGCATCAGGGTCAAACCAAGTAACCTTGCCTAATAACTCTGCGTATGCGTTTAAAGCAATGGTTATTGCTGGTGTAACGGGTGCAGGAAATACCGCATCTTGGACATTAGAAGGCTCAATCAAACGTGGTGCAAATGCTGCGTCTACTGTTATTGTTGGTACAGTAACAACTGTAAGAACGGCTTATGATGCAGGGGCATCAACATGGGCGGTAACTGCAACGGCTGACACAACTAATGGTGCTTTGGCATTTACAGTAACAGGACAAGCGGCTACAACAATTCGTTGGGTTTGCAAAGTAGAAACAACAGAAATGACATACTAGGAGTAAACAATGGCTTTAAAACTAACAAACGTAATCAACCCAACAACGGGTCAAACTTGTGCCGAGGCTTATGCCCGTATTACCAATTTTTACGGGACTAAAGACCAGATTCAAGTACAAGTTGCTATTCATTCATCAGCTGATGCAAGACAAAGTAACTTGCAAACAATCAAAGAAAACGCCCATTACATCGGTATTGCAGATTTGCAGGGTGATTTAATTCCTGCAATCTACACATCCTTAAAAACGCTTACTGAGTATGCTGGCGCAGAGGATGTATAAACATGGCTATTAATACCGACCAAGTATCAGACACGCTGACGCCATCAACAGGTACGTTGAATGTTGGTGGTGCAATCGCACCCACAACGGCTTTGGCTATTACTAATGGCGGTACAGGACAAACAACAGCAAACGCTGGTTTAAACGCTTTATTGCCGTCTCAGACAAGCAATAGCGGAAAAGTTTTAAGCACAAATGGAACAGATACATCGTGGATTTCTTCTAGTGGAACTGGTACAGTAACAAGCGTAGCCGCTACTGTTCCTAACTTTTTATCTGTTTCAGGCTCTCCAATTACAGCGTCTGGTACATTGGCAATTAGTTATGCTTCAACCCCATCAAACGGACAATTGTTAATTGGTAACGGAACTGGATTTTCTTACGCTACCTTAACAGCAGGAACAGGAATTACAGTTACAAACGGTTCAGGGACAATCCAAATTGATTCAACTGGAAGCGGAGGCGGAGTCACGTTAGGTTCAGTAGTAACAACAGCCCAAGGCTGGAACATGATTTAAAGGAGTTTTTTATGGCGGCAAATACAGCACCAATTTTTTCAAACGCAGGAGCAATTAGTTTAGGAACAGCTATCGGTACATCGGTTGTTACTGATTACGTTGGTACAGGCGCAAACAACGTAGTAGCGTTCACGGCTAATGCGACTAACGGTGGATTTGTACAACGTATTCGTTTTAAAGCGGTAGGCACAAATGCTGTGTCTGTTGCTCGTATTTATATAAACAACGGGTCAACTAATGCAACTGCGGCAAACAACACGTTTTATGGTGAATTGTCTTTACCTGCTACAACTGCTTCAACAACTGCGGGTACGGTTGATATTGATTATCCATTAAACTTTGCTTTACCTGCGGGGTACAGAATTGTTATTGGTATTTCTGCGGCTTCTGCTCTTGCATCAGGCTGGAACCCAACGGTAATTGCTGGCGCTTACTAATGCTTGACTTAAACGATCTTTTAACAAACCAAAAGGTTGATAAGCAGACTTTCTACGCTAATTCTCAAACGTCTGGAGTAGGATGGGTAACTTGGATTAAACCCAGAGGCGTTAATTTTATTTCTATTTTGGCTATAGCCGGAGGATCTGGCGGCGGCGGTGGCGCAAGAGCAGTTGCTGGATCAGCAAGTGGAGGCGGGGGTGGCAGTGGTGGTGCGTATGTTTCATCATTATTTCCCGCTTGGATGCTTCCTGATGTGCTTTATGTATCAGTTGGAAAAGGTGGCGCTGGATCAATTACAGCAGGCGCTGGATCAGCTGGTATAAATACATATATTTCAATATATCCATCTACTACAGGCAATAACGTAATTCATGCTGTTCTTGCTGGAACGGGGGGTACTGGTGCTGGTGGTGCTGGTGTTGCTGGCCCTGCTACTATTATTAATAGCGCTTGTTTAGCATCTATAGGAACGTTTTATTCAGGTGTTTCTGGAAGTCAAAGTGCTGCTGGACAAGCAGGTGGTGCTGGAGGTATTGTTTCTGCGGGAAATTCAATAACTCTTACAAATTCACTTACTACAGGCGGTGCAGCAGGTGGCTCTTATGCTACTGCCGCAAATTCTGCTGGCAACGCTGGCGGAAATATTAATGGAGTTGCAAATACTTTTTTCCCTACAGGTCTTTCTGGCGGAACTGCGGGAACAGCTGCTGGAACGGTAGGCAGTAATGGCTCTAACGGAGTTCAAATGTTTCCAAATTTGCCATTTGGCACAGGCGGCGCTGGGGGCGGTGGAGCGGGTCAAGCTGCAACAGGTAATACAGGTTTAAATGGCGGCTCAGGCGGTAATGGGCAATATGGTTGTGGCGGCGGTGGTGGAGGCGGTGGTTTTACCGGATCATCTGGCGGTTATGGCGGCAATGGTGGCGATGGTCTTGTAATCATTACTTCATGGTGATTTATGCTTGATCTTAATAATTTACCCACAAATCAAAAAATTGACAGGCAAATTTTTTATGCCACCTCTAAATCACAAGGCGGCACTTGGATTGCATGGCTAAAACCTCGTGGCGTTAATTTTATAAGAATTTTATGCCTTGCTGGAGGTGGAGGTGGAGGTGGAGGGTTTGTTGGCGTTGCAGGTGCAGCTGGTGGTGGCGGTGGGGGAGCTTCTTCATCTCAAACAATTATTACTTTTCCTGCATGGGCATTACCTGATGTGCTTTATGTGGCTGTTGGATATGGTGGCGCAGGAGGTACAGCTTCTTCTAATGGCGCTACCGGCGTTGACACATATATTTCAATTTATGAAAGTGTGGTTCCAAACAATACAGTTTGCTATGCAAATGCCGGAGGAGGTGGAAATGCCGCTCTTGCGGGAGGATCTGGCGGATCTGTTTCATCATCTGGTACAGTTGCAAATTCGTATGTGGCAATTTTAGGGCAAAGCGGTAGATCAGCCGCAGCAAATTTAGGCATTAATGGACAAGGAGGTGGTGCTGGAGGTATTGCTGCTGCAGGAACGGGTACAAGTTTAATTTTACCAACTTCTGGGCTTATTGTTATGGGTGGATGTGGAGGAGGGGGGTATACCTCCGCAGCAAATAATTCTGGAGGTCCGGGCGGAAATATATCACCTGCTTCAGCACCAGTTTTCCCAGCTCAACCATTTGCTGCTGGAGGAACATCGTCAGGAACTGCTGGAGTAAATGGTTCAAATGGAGTGCAAGCTATACCAAATTTACTATTTTTTTATGGTGGAGCAGGTGGCGGTGGTGCGGGTCAAGCTGCAACAGGTAACACAGGACTCACAGGAGGTTCTGGTGGCAAAGGTGCTTATGGTTGCGGAGGAGGCGGTGGTGGAGGAGGATTCACAGGCTCTACTGGCAGTTGGGGTGGTGATGGTGGTGATGGTTTGGTAATAATTACTGCGTGGTGATATATGCTTGATTTAAATAACTTACCAACAAATCAAAAAGTAGATCAACAGATTTTTACTGCTAATACATACTCCTCTGCCAGTGTAAGATGGGGAATATGGACTAAACCAAGGGGTGTTGGATTTATTCATATTTTAGCTATTGCCGCTGGAAGTGGCGGAGGTGGTGGTTTTGCTGGCGGTGCAGGTTCAGCAGGTGGCGGCGGTGGTGGTGGTTCTGGTGGTCATGTTAGTTCTTTCTTTTTGGCTTTTGATTTACCTGATACGTTATATGTGTCTATAGGTTATGGAGGTGCTGGAGGGGCAGTTGGGTCTGCTGGAGGCTCTTGTCAACCTTCTGTAGTATCTATTTGTCCCATTTCGTCTATAGCTAATTATTATTTAATTAACGTAAATACAGGCGATCCGGGAGGAGCAGGAACTGCTAGTGCAGGGGGTGCTGCTGGACCTGCTGCTTCTAGTATTGGTATAGCAAGTCAACCTTTAGCAGCATTGGGAACTGCTTACTCTACAGCTACAGGATCTGTAGGTGTTGCTGGACAGGCGGGTAGTGCTGGCGGAGGAATTAACGGCAATCCGGGTAATAGTATTACTTATCCAACAACAGGGTCAATTACTTGTGGCGGGGGTGGCGGGGGCGGATATGCGGCTGCAAATGGTTCGGGTGGCAATGGCGGAAGAATGACTACTGTTATTGCAGGTTGGCCTGCAACCGCCATAGCTAATGGAGGCTCTGCTGGAGGCGGAGCAGGAGATAACGGCTCAAACGGTTTTCAGGTGTTTCCAAAAATGATGTTGTTTATTGGGGGCGTTGGAGGCGGGGGCGCTGGCTGCGGAGCAACGGGCACAGTAGCCGACATAGGCGGCGCAGGAGGCAAAGCCGCTTACGGCTGTGGCGGAGGTGGTGGCGGTGGTGGATTCACTGGAACAACAGGCGGCAAAGGGGGCGATGGTGGTGATGGTTTGGTTATCATTACAAGTTGGTAAAATTAATTGCATAAAACACAAAAACAAAGTAAAGTCAAGACATTATGGCAAAGACTCCAGCATGGCAGCGTAAAGAGGGAAAAAACCCTAGTGGTGGCTTAAATGCTAAAGGGAGAGCGTCTGCAAAAAAACAAGGGATGAATTTAAAAGCGCCTCAACCAGAGGGTGGTTCACGCAAAGATTCGTTCTGTGCAAGGATGTCAGGAATGAAAAAGAAACTCACATCAGCAAAAACGGCCAATGACCCAGATAGCAGGATTAACAAATCTTTGCGGGCATGGAACTGTGCTGGTGGTGGGTATGTGACACAGGCAGATGGTTGTGTTACAAAGGGAAAAACCAAAGGTAGGTTTGTTTGATGGATATCAACACCATATGGTCAGCCGCACTATCGCTCCTTATGGGCGCATTGTGGTTTTTTCTTCGTGAAAAGTTCGAGGATATTAAAAGACTTGAACGCCTCTTAAACATTACTCGTGAGGAGATTGCCCGTGATTACGTTACTAACTCAGAAGTGCAAAGAATTACTGACCACATTGACCAACGCTTTAACAAACTTGAAGCAAAAATTGACCAACTTATTCAACAAAAGGGGTGATAAATGAAAAAGACTAAACGTTTTGATACTGGTGGATTTACCGCAGAACAAGAAAAATGGTTGGGTGGTGCAGACCGAACAGACCCTTTTATTCTTGCTCGTATGCGCAAGGCTGTTCCTGATGCATTACCCCCGGTAGAAGATAAAAAATTTACGCCTGTTAGTAAACCAGAAGCCGCTCCAACACCCGTTCCAATCAATAGAAGCGAAGGAACTCCTCGACCACTGCCATCTCCAGTAGAAGCAAAAGAAGATATGGGTGATTATGTTCCTCAATCTTCGTCAGCATCAACAACTGCCTCTAAATCTTCTGCGGCAGAGGTTAAAAAAGTAAAATCGCCACGTACTGGCGCTTATGACCAAGAAGGCGGTAAAGCGGTTTTGGATGCTATGAAACAACGTGAAAAAGAGCGAGCAGCCAATTTAAGAGCTTCCGCAGATGACGTTAATATGGCTGGTTCTAAAATAAGCGCCGCTCAAGAAAAACAATCTTCTACTGCGCCAAAGGGTTCAACTTATCGGGACTTTAAGGGTAAGATTCAAAGAACCACCGAAGATGGGCCAAGTGCCGTTGAAACAATTGGTAAAGGAATTGGTTCAGCGGCTAGTTCAGCGGCTAGTGGCATAGGAGATTCCTTTAAAAACTATGAAACCACCGGACAGCGTTTGTCTAGAGAAAGAGCAGAAGCTAAAAACGCTAAATACAGAGATAGATTTAAAAGTGGCGGTAAAGTTTCCGCATCTAGTCGTGGAGATGGTATTGCTCAACGGGGTAAAACCCGTGGGAAAATGTGCTGAGATGCCTAGCACATCAGCAAAACAACATAGATTCATGGAGGCGGTGGCCCATAATCCAGCGTTTGCCAAGAAAGCAGGAGTTCCACAATCAGTGGGTAAAGATTTTTCAAACGCCGATAAAGGCAAAACTTTTAAAAGAGGTGGTGATATGGCTACAAAGATGGACCCAAAAATGATGGCAATGATGATGGCTAAAAAGAAAGCCTCTATGGGCGCTGCTCCTGCTGCACCTATGCCTATGAAAAAAGGCGGAGTCGCTAAGAAAATGAATATGGGTGGTTACGCCAAAGGCGGTTCTGCTTCTAGCCGTGCCGATGGGGTTGCTACAAAAGGCAAGACCAAAGGTAAAATGTTAGCTAAAGGCGGCAAAGCCTGTTAAGGAGTTATCATGCCTGATTTGCGAAAACAAAAACAGCAAGATTTAAGCGATATACAGCTTGGACTTTCTCGACCTTCTAAAACTCCGGTGGACCCTAGTGAAGAGCAGCTTGGACTTGCTCGCCCTCCTAAAGCCGGTGCAAATCCTAGAGACTACCTTATGCCTATGACTGATGCAGCAAAGCGTCAAGCCGCTGAAGATAAAGATTTTGAAAAGTATTCAAAGGTTCGGCCAGAGCAAAAGTATGCTTTTGGAGGTTTGTCTAAAATGATACGAGGTGCTATAAGCAGAGCCGAACCTGCGGCAGCACCTGCGCCATCAACTTCTATGCCTGCGCCCTCAACTTCTATGGGTTCTAAACTAGGACAAATGGCAGCTCAAGCAATTCAAAATCCAGCACCTGCGGCACCAGTTGCTTCTAATATTGGCGGAAAATTGAGCGGTGTTGTTAATAGACTAAGAGCAGGCTTTAAAATGAAAGACGGTGGGAAAGTGCCTTCTTCTAAAAATTCTAGTGGTTCTTCTGCTTCTAAACGTGGTGATGGTATTGCCCAGCGTGGCAAGACTAAAGGCCGAATGGTATGAAAGCAAGCCGTGGCATGGGGGATATTAACCCCTCTAAGATGCCAAAAGGAAAGAAGGCAAAGCGCCGTGATAACACGGACTTTACCAACTTTTCTGAAGGTGGCAAAGCCGGTTTGTATGACAACATCAATGCAAAGAAAAAAAGGATTGCCGCTGGTTCAGGTGAGAAGATGAGAAAGCCCGGAAGTAAAGGCGCACCAACAAAGCAAGCATTTATTAATTCAATGAAGACTGCAAAATAATGGCATACACCACTGGCTCTACTTCTTTTAATATGGACTTCACGGAGATTGCCGAAGAAGCATGGGAGAGGGCTGGTCGTGAAATGCGCAGTGGCTACGATTTAAGAACTGCTCGTAGGTCAATGAACCTGATGACTATTGAGTGGGCTAATCGTGGTTTAAATATGTGGACAATTGAGGCGGGGGTTATTGACTTGGTGCCCGGCTTAAGCACATATGCATTGCCATTAGATACGATTGATTTGTTAGACCATGTGATTCGCACGGGGGCAAATAGCGCCAGCACACAGGCTGACTTAACAATTACTCGTATTAGTGTTTCTACTTATGCCACGATACCTAACAAGCTGACTCAGGCTCGGCCTATTCAGGTATGGATTCAGAGGTTATCTGGGGAAACAAACCCAACTTCATCGACTTTAAACGAAACATTAACCGCTACCGACACAACAATTACATTAAATACAACCGTAGGATTGGCGTCTTCTGGTTTTATTAAAATTGATAGTGAAGTAATTTATTATGGTTATGTAGACGGAAACAATCTTGGTGGTTGTTTTAGGGGTCAAAACGATACAACGGCAGCATCACACACAAGCACTACAGCTATATATGTAGCGCAATTGCCTGCGGTAACTTTGTGGCCCACTCCAGATAACTCTACAACTTATCAGTTTGTTTATTACCGCATGAGAAGAGTTCAAGATGCTGGAAGCGGCATTCAAACTTCTGATATGAATTTTAGATTCTTGCCTGCTTTGGCGGCTGGATTGGCTTACTACATAGCCATGAAGGTTCCTGAGTTACAGACACGCATGGATATGCTTAAACAGGCGTATGACGAACAATTTAACTTGGCGGCAGGGGAAGACCACGAAAAAGCTGCTTTGCGCTTGGTGCCCCTGCAATCGTTTATTGGGGGGAGTACGCCTTAAATGGGTAATCGGTTTTCCTCTGGTAAATTTTCCATTGCTGAGTGTGACCGGTGCGGGCAACGCTTTAAGTTAAAACAGTTGAAGTTTGAAGTTATTAAATTAAAGCTGTATCAACTAAAGGTTTGTCCTGAGTGTTGGGACCCAGACCAACCTCAACTTCAATTGGGAATGTATCCTGTAGATGACCCGCAAGGTGTTTTGCAACCAAGACCAGACTCAACGTATGTTACGGCTGGACCAAATGCAAGCGGGAACCCAACAGGTGGTTCAAGAGATATTCAGTGGGGATGGAGTCCGGTGGGTGGGGCTAGTCAATTTGATGCTGCTTTAACACCAAATTACTTGGTTTCTACGGCAATTGTTGGTACAGTAACGGTAACGGTAACTTAGGAGTAAAACATGGATAAAGCGGATTTAAAACAGGACAAAAAGATGGTTGGCTCAATGATTAATAAGCATGAGAAAAAAATGCACAAAGGAATGAAGCCAACCAAATTTGCCAAAGGTGGCGTGACTACCGACCAGATGAAATCTGTTGGTCGAAATATGGCTCGTGCCAATAATCAGGGGAGCAAATAATGGGTTTTTCTAAAAAAATAATGGGCAAAGAAGTTGGCGATGCCAGCGTTTATGCCAAACCTCACACAATGAGTGGTAAAACTGTCAACATTAATGATGTTGGTTTGCCTGTAAAAATGCCAAGCAGAGAAAACTGGGCGCCATTAAATGGTGGTGTTGCTATTGGCAATAACGGCAACGTTAAAACTGACGGCATTACTATGCGTGGTTATGGGGCGGCGACTAAAGGCATTAAGTCTAGAGGTCCGATGGCATGACATACACAGAGTTAGTCACTGCTGTTTCTGATTACTGTGAGAATACGTTTCTTACGGCAGACATGAACACAATGATTAAACAGGCTGAACAGCGTATTTATAATACTGTTCAGCTTACAAACTTGCGTAAAACATCTATATTGGCTACCGTAAATGGCGACCAGTATATAAATGCGCCAAGTGATTTTTTATCTACTTTTTCATTAGCCATCTACCCTAATAGCGGCGGCGACTATATTTATTTATTAAATAAAGACGCTAATTTTATGCAAGAAGCATATCCAAATCCGGTTGTTACTGGTGTGCCTAAACATTATTCTTTGTATGGCACTCAGGCTACAAACGTAAACGCTCTTAGATTTGGTTTAGGCCCAACACCTAATGCGGTTTTTGGTGTTTTTTTAACTTATTTTGGTTACCCAGAATCTATTGTCACAGCCAATACAACTTGGCTTGGTGAATATTTTGATTCTGCTTTGCTTAATGGAACAATGGTTGAGGCTATTCGCTACATGAAAGGCGAACCAGACCTTATTAAGTTTTACCAAGATATGTATCTTCAATCTATTGCTCTTCTCAAGAATTTGGGAGATGGTAAACAACGTATGGATACATATCGTGATGGTCAGACTAGGACTCAAGTTCAATGAGCATAGTTCAAACTCAGACCACTAGCTTTAAAGTGGAGTTATATAAAGGTATCCACGACTTAACTACGGATGTTATTAAGATAGCTTTGTTTACAGCTAATGCTAATTTGAATGCGGATACAACTGCATACTCGGTAACTAATGAGGCAAGCGGTGGAAGTTATTCTGCTGGCGGGTCTACCTTAACTGGCATTACAGTAAATTCATCAGGCTATACGGCTTATGTAGGATTTCTTAATGTTTCTTGGACTGGTACTATTACCGCAAGATGTGCGTTAATTTACAACTCAAGCAAAGCAAATCGGTCTATTGCTGTTTTGGATTTTGGCTCAGACAAAACATCAGCAGGAACATTTTTGATTACGATGCCTGAGAACACGGTTACAACAGCTTTAATTAGGAGTTCAATTTAATGACCACGGCATCAACGTCACTATTAGGTTTAGCACTTCCAGTAACCGGTGAGTTATCTGGAACATGGGGAGACACTGTAAATAACAGCATTACATCCCTTTTGGATTCTGCTATAGCGGGTACAACAACAATTACAGCAGATGCTGATATTGTTCTTTCTACAACTGCTTTGGCTACAAACGAATCTAGACAAGCCATTATTAAATGGGCAACTGCAAGCGGCACAACTACAAGAAACATAACAGCACCAGCGCAAAGTAAAGTTTATATTGTTATTAATGCCGCAACTGCTGCTCAATCAATTGTGTTTAGGGGTGTTGGACCAACCACGGGTGTAACTATTGCTCAAAATGAAAAAGCCATTGTTGCTTGGAATGGTTCTGATTTTGTAAAAGTTGGCAGCTCTAGTGGGGGCGGAACAGTTACCAGTGTTGGATGGACTGGTGGTATTGTTTCTGTAGCTACAGCAACAACAACCCCGGCGTTTACTATTGCCGGAACATCGGGTGGCATACCTTATTTTAATTCTGCAACAACTTGGGCAACAAGTGCGGCACTAACTCAATACGGTGTTCTTTATGGTGGCGGCCCCGGCGTTGCTCCAGCAGCAACATCTGCCGGTATTACTGGTCAAGTGTTGGTAGCAAATACAGGCGGCGCTCCAACTTGGGGTGCTGTAGTTGGTGTTGGTGATGTTGTTGGTCCGGCTTCAGCAACAACCGGTGCTGTTGCTCTTTTTGACGGCACAACTGGTAAATTAATTAAAAACAGCTCCACTTCGGATGCAACAATAAATAGTGTAAATATAGGTTTAGGTCAAAACAATATAAGCACCAATCTTAGATTTGGCGTTGGTTCACTGCAAGCTATTAGCACTGGGAACAACAATATAGCATTTGGCACTTCCGCAATGACGTTGGCCACAACAGCAACTTATAATATTGCTATAGGCATTGAAACACTAAAAAACTTAACTACTGGCAGTAGAAATGTTGCTATAGGCTGGAATACCCTTAGGCTTTCAGGCAGCTGTAGTCGTAATACAGCCCTAGGACACAGTAGTATGGGGCAAATGTATTCGGGCAGTGAAAATGTTGCCGTGGGCGATTGGGCTTTGAGTATTGGTAGTGCAAACAATAATTGCACCGCCGTTGGACTGGAAGCTTTAATGTACGCAACGGGGAGCAGTAATACGGCGCTTGGGTGGTCTGCTGGTACTGCTATTACAACCGGCACAAACAATGTTTTGCTTGGCTCTAATTCTGCCGCATCAGTGGTAGACGCATTTAACCAAATTGTTATTGGTACAAATGGTGTTGGTCAGGGTAATAATTACGTAAGTATTGGTAGTGGAGGAACAAATTATATTTACAATGCATTTAATACTAATGCTACTTGGACAAAAGCCTCCGACATAAGGATTAAAAAGAATATACAAGATGTTGCAATTGGGTTGAATTTTATTAAAGATATTAATGTTAAGTCTTATAACTGGAGGCCCAATAACGAATATCCAGAAAACATAATTGGATACAACAAAGAAAATACTCAAGATACAATTACAACAATGTATGGCTTGATGGCGCAGGAAGTTAAGGCCGCAATGGACAAACATGGTTTTGAACACTTTGCTGGTTGGAATGTCCGTGAGTCTGATGGTTTACAAGGCGTTTCAACGGAGTCATTTGTTTTGCCTTTGATTAATGCGGTTAAAGAATTGTCTGCACAAATTGAATCAATGAAGGCAGAGATTTACGAATTAAAAAATAGATAATTAAATGTGGACCCAATCACACTCCTTGCTATGGCTACTTCAGCCATGTCAGCCATTAAAAAGGGCTGTGCCTTATATCGGGAGTTCAAAGCTACAGGGAATGAAGTCCACGACGTTGTACAGGACATTGGTAAAAGTCTTGGTGGCTTTTTTAAAGCACAGGAACAACTTAAACAAGTTGTCGAGACAGAGAAGCGTAAATCAGCAAAGGTTCACAGCCCTGATGCAAACCTTAATCAACAGGCGCTAGATAGGGTACTCGCCGAGGGGCGTATGTATCAGATGGAGGTTGAGTTAAGAGAACTCTTAATTTATCAAAGCCCTCCAGAACTTGGCGATTTGTATACCCGCTTCAACAAAATGAGGCAGACGATTCAGTATGAACAGGAGCAGGCAAGACAAGAACAAGACCGAAAGGAACGCATAGCACAGGCTAAACGCCAAAAGATGATTGACACAATCCAAGAGGACATCATTTATGTATTTGTTGTATTGTTTGTCTGTCTGGTCATGGGGTTTATGTTTTGGCTGATAGTCGAGGAAAGGAAGATTCGATGGGGTTTTTAGCCGCACTCATCATCTGCTGTGTCATCTTCTGCGGTATGTTGCCATTGATGGGGCTGATGTATTTAGATATACAACAGACCAAAAAGGAAGTTCAAATGGAGACTAAAAAACTCCAAGAGTTACGCCGCAAGGTGGAAAAGGAACGAGAAAATGAGCGAGAAACTGGAAGCTAAAAGCGCATTAATTGAAAAAACGGCATTTGCTTTGTTGCCAATATTGTTTACCTGCGTTGTGTACCTTATGAACTCTTTATCCACGCTGTCTCACGAAGTCACCGTGCTAAATAACAAGATTAGTTTGGTGGTGACCTCAGACAATAAGCAAGCAAGCAACACGGGTGCTGAGTTAGCAAGAGAAAAATTACGCCAAGACTTGGAGAAAGAAGTTCAAAAGAACCGTGACGACATTCACGTTAACCGTATGCACATTGCCATTTTGGAAGAAAAACTTGGCGTAGCTCAACGTATTAAGGAAAAATAATGCTGACACTACTATCGACCCTAATTAGTTTTTTAATGGGCGGCTTGCCCAAGTTGCTTGACTTCTTCCAAGACCGCTCAGATAAAAAGCATGAACTTGCCTTGGCTCAGATGCAAACCGAGCGTGAACTGGCTTTGCGTAAAGCAGGTTTTGAAGCGCAGGAGCGGGTGGAGAATATTCACACCGAGCAGCTTGAGATTGAGACTAAAGCACAGACTCAAATGTCAATTATTGACGCACAAAAAGCTGAGATGCAGGCGCTCTACGCCCACGACATGAGTTTAAACGAGGGTACATCTACATGGATGAAAAACCTCAGAGCAGGTGTTAGACCCATTATTACTTTTGGTTTCTTTTTTCTCTTAGTGGGTATTGATGTAGCGCTTGCTTATCAAGGCATTACGACCAACGTGCCTTTTACTGAGTTGGCAGACCAACTGTGGGACAACGATACCCAAGCGTTGTTTGCAGCAATAATTTCATTTCACTTTGGTGGTCGGGCATTCGGTAAATGAACGTCTCAGGTAAAGCCATAAAGATGATTCAACACCATGAAGGTGTGCGTCAAAAACCTTACCGCTGTCCAGCCAAATTGTGGACGGTGGGTGTAGGGCATGTGCTTTATCCTGCGCAGGGCAGGCTCAAGATAGAAGACAGGATGGGGCTGTGCTTGCTAGAGGAAGACAATCGCACATTTACAATGGAAGAAGTCAATGCAATACTTAAAAGTGACCTTGCTCGGTTTGAGAAAGGCGTGGCTACTTATTGTCCTGTTGCTCTTACTCAAGGGCAGTTTGACGCACTTGTTTCTTTCTCCTTTAATGTAGGTCTGGGAACGTTACAGCGCAGCACATTACGACAGAAACTTAACCGTGGGGATAAGGACGGCGCAGCAGAAGAACTCTTGAAGTATTGCATGGCAGGGGGTAAAATTCTTAAAGGGTTGCAAAATCGCCGCATGGACGAAAGAGCCTTGTTTTTAGGATAAACGATGCCACTCAAGAAACTGACATTAATACCGGGCGTTAACAAGGAAAATACTCGCTATACCAACGAGAATGGCTGGTATGACTGCGACAAAATACGTTTCCGTCAAAGCACACCTGAAAAAATAGGTGGGTGGGCTAGGGTTTCCGTCAATATTTTTTTAGGGGTTTGCCGTTCTTTGTGGAACTGGGTAACTTTGGGCGGCTTAAATTTGCTTGGGGTCGGCACCAATTTAAAGTTTTACATTGGCAATGGCGGAGCTTATTACGATGTAACGCCATTAATTTTTACAAGAACATTAGGTAGCCCATTTAGCATGGTTAGCGGTTCAATAACTGTAACTGTTGCAGATGCGGCGGGTGGTTATATAGAAAATCAATTTGTTACCTTTACCGGCTCAACATCAAACGGCGGCATTACTTTGTTGGGTCAATATCAAGTTATTTCTGGAACGGTAGCGGGAACGTATTTGGTAATATCTAAATCTGACGCAGCTATATCAATTGCTAATCCAGCAGTTTTTACTACAGATTTTCAATTATCTAATGGAGTACAAGTTACGCTATCAACAAATGGAATTTTACCATCTCCTTTTGTTGTAAGCACAACGTATTATGTTGTATCAACATCCGGATATACATTTAGTTTATCTTTAACTTCCGGTGGTGCGGCTATAAGCACGTTTGGTTCAACGCAATCTGGTCAACATACTGTAACTGCTAAAGCATCTTCTAATGCCCCAGCAGGGGGTGGCACTGTTAGAGCGGCATATCAAATTCAGCCCGGTCCAGAGACTTCTGTATCAATTACTGGATGGGGTGCTGGTGGGTGGGGTGCTGGCACTTGGGGTACGGGTAGTACCTCTAACAATTTACCAATGAGGTTATGGAGTCAGGCCAATTTTGGACAAGATTTAATTTTTGGTCCAAGAGGCGGTCCAATGTATTATTGGAATGCCGCTATTGGAATACAGCAAACATCCGTCACCATATCATTTGCTTCTCCAGCGGTGGTTACTTCTGCCTCGGTAAACTTTACCAATGGCGAAGCAATTCAGTTTACAACCACTGGTTCTTTGCCCACAGGATTATTTGTTGGAACAATTTATTATGTTGTTAACGCTTCAGCTTCCACTTGTAATGTATCCGCTATTTATAATGGAACTGCAATTAATACCACTGCTGCCGGTTCTGGAACGCATTATTTATCACCAAGAGGAATAGATATTACAAGTTTGGGAGGCTCAACAAGTGCGCCAGTTGTTCAAAATACTTTAATCATATCTGATGCAAGCCGGTTTCTTTTTGCTTTTGGATGCAATGAGATTGGCTCAACAGTACAAGACCCAATGCTTATTAGGTGGTGTGACCAAGAATCTTTAATAAATTGGTCTCCGTCAGGAACAAATCAAGCTGGAAGTTTAAGGTTGTCACACGGTTCAGAAATTGTTTGTGCTATGCAATCTCGTCAAGAGATATTGGTTTGGACTGACTCTTCGTTGTACTCGCTTCAATATTTGGGGGCAACAAATGGAGTTTGGGGTTCCCAATTAATGGGCGACAACCTTTCTATCATGTCTCAAAACGCCACGGCATATGCAAACGGAGTTGCATATTGGATGGGCGTAGATAAGTTTTACAAATATGACGGTAGAACGCAAACATTAATATGCGACTTAAGACAGTTTGTTTTTGACAACATAAACAAAAATCAATTAGACCAAGTATTTGGAACAACAAATGAAGGGTTTAATGAGGTTTGGTGGTTCTATTGTTCTGGAACTAGCACGGTTGTTGATAGTTATGTTGTTTATAACTACGCAGAAAACAATGGAAAAAATGGACTTGGCATTTGGTACTATGGTTCAATGGGTAGAACGGCTTGGTTAGATAGCGGATTAAATAACTATCCTTTGGCCGCTACATATAGTAACAATATTGTTAACCATGAGTTTGGCGTAGATGACGAAACTACCGGCACAGCTATGGCTATTGAAGCATATATAACTTCTGCCGAATTTGACTTGGATGACGGGGATAAGTTTGGGTTTGTCTGGCGTGTACTGCCTGACGTTACCTTCCGTGGCTCAACCGCCGTTAGTCCTCAGTTAATTATGTATCTTAAGCCCATGCAAAACTCAGGCTCTGGATACAATAGCCCGCAATCTTTGGGCGGGTCTAACAATGCTACGGTAACAAGAACGGCAGAGCTTCCAATTGAAGCTTTTACTGGTCAAATATATACAAGGGTTAGAGGTAGGCAAATGGCTATGGAAGTTAGGTCTACTGCTCTAGGTGTAACGTGGCAGCTTGGCTCTCCTCGTATTGACATTAGGCAGGACGGCAAAAGATGACATTAATTGTTACATCGTCTAATGAACTTGTAAAAATTTCCGCCCCCGCTTTACCGTTGGCAACTGAAGCGTATTCACAAACTTATCAAGACCAACTTAACAGCGTATTACGTTTGTACTTTAACCGCCTTCAAGGAATGCTTGGGCAGCTTAATACAAATTCTGGCATTTCAACTATACGGTTTCCTTACGGGGCGTTTTCAAGCGGGGTAGACCAATCTACTACAGCCAATACAGCAACGCTGATGACGCTCAACACCACTGACTTTTCAAACGATGTGTCTATTAGTTCTTCCAAGATTACGGTGGTAAATGCAGGCATCTACAACCTTCAGTTTAGTGTGCAGTTAGAAAACAATGATAACGCATCGCAAGATACTTTTATTTGGCTTAAACAAAACGGCGTGGATATTGCTGGCTCCGCAGGTAAAGTGGGTATGCCTGCTAGAAAAGGTGTTGGTGACCCGTTTCACAATATTATTGGTTGGAATTATTTTTTAAGTATGACGGCAGGGCAATACATAGAAATATATTGGTCAACTACTAGTGCCAATGTAACCATCCAGTATTACGCCGCCTCTGCTGCGCCTACTAAACCTGCAACACAATCTGTTGTAGCCACAATGTCCTTTGTATCAGCACTACCATGAACGTAACATTAGTTGATAGCAAGAAAAAGAAACTGCAACCAGCAGATATTCTTATTGTTGCCGCCAATCAAAACAGGGCTGTGCTTGAAACCATTAAAAAAGAAAACAAAACCGAAGGTGTTTCGGCAGAAAGAATACTTCATGCGTCTTATGTAGCGGAGATTCAAGACAAGTCTTTAATCAGGATGCAAGAGAATAATACTTTGTTTGTATTGCACCCTCTTCCAGAAAGAGTTTGTGTGGTTCGTATGTTTAACGGCGATACGTTAAACAACTTGCCAAACAATTTAACCATGTGTTTTGAGGCCTCATACAAGGTAGGCGCTGATGTTCTTATCTATCAAGTTGAATCCAATGTTGCAATGGCTTTTAAACAAGCGTTTGATAAATACCAAAATGAAGATAAAGAGATTGCTGGCGAGGGAGACAGAATAATAATCGTCCTTGGAAAGCAAAGACCCTAATATGTCAGGCTTAAAATCTTTAGCTCAAGAGCTTGTTAAAAAGGGTCGTGATGGCGACACTATGCTTGCTCACATCAACCCTTATGAGGCTGAAATATTAAAAGCATTGGGCGGTTCTGGAACAACTAATCCGCATACTGGATTGCCTGAATATAGATTAAGTTTGAAAAGTTTTAGCCCGCAAAATATTGTTAGTAAAGTTGTATCTGCCGTATCATCCGTTTCAAATGCGGTTGTCAAAACATTACAGGGTGTTGGTACTGCTATAGAAAAAACGCTTTCTAAAGTAAGTTCCACTGTTAAAGCAATTATAAAAGACCCGTTGCCGTTTATTGCAATGTACGCTGGTGCGGCAATTGGCATACCTCCTTTTGTTACTTCGGCGGCCATTACTGCTGCTCGTGGCGGTGATATTAGCGATATGGTTAAAAGTGCCGCAGTTTCTTATGCCGTTAGCTATGTTGCGCAAAATGTGGACCTTGGTTTGGGACCAGATGCTGTAAGTGAGTTTGGAGAAAACTATCAAGCTCCTCAGACTTTTACTGATATTACAAAACAAATTGGTTTATCTGTTGGTGAAAGCACCACCCAAACAATAGGCAATATGGCATCTTCTGCTTTAAATAACTCCGTCATTATGGGCGTTACGGCGGGCTTAACTGGTAAAGATGTAGGCGCTGCAATGACCGCTGGGGCGTTATCTGGCTCTCTTTCTGCGGGTACTGTTAGTTTAACCAATGAGTTAGGGTTGCAAAAAGATTGGGGTTTGTCTGATAAGACAATGAATTTAATTAATAAAACCATATCTACTGGATTGGCTGGCGCCATTACAGGCAAAGACCCAACGCAAATTATTACTAATTTTATTGCCGATGCGGTTGTCAATACAGCAGGGTCTGCTTTGGCGACAGAAGCTAAAAGCGCATACAAAGAATATGCTGATTATTTTTCTGCTTTAAAACCAAAACAAGAAGCTTATGATGCCGACCTTAAGGATTGGCAGAATCAACAAACTGCAACCCAAAAAGAAATAGATGCTTTTAATGCACAAAGAACCACATTTATGGATGGTTGGAATAAAAATATGCAGCCTATTTTAAATAAACAAAATGAATTTACTAATGCTTATAACGATGCCAAGGCAGAATACGATAAGCAAATGGCAATATATAACAATACTGCTTTAGATATAGACACAAGAAATGCGGCTGCTACCCAAGCATCGGGACAAGCCCGTCTTGCAAACACTTATGCACAAGGTTTTGATAAATATACACAGTTGCCAGCAAATAAGCCCATATTTGATTCATATACAAAACAAAATGAAGAATTGACAGCTAAAGCAACAGAATTAAATGGAAAGGTTGCCCTTTTAACTGATTACAACACTGGCGCACCATCGGCCTCCAATAAAGAAGGTTCTCCCGCATGGCAACTTTACCAGTCTTCACAAGATATACAAAAAACAGCAGATGCCGCAAATGCCGCCGCTACAAAATTTGAAGATTTGCAAACAAAATATAGTACACAAATTGCTACATCGGTATCAAGAGATATATTGAATGACGCTATATTGAAGGGTGATGTTACCCCAGTAGATAACCCAGAGGGTAAACCCGGATTAATTTATTTAAGTAACGGTTCAGTTATTGACTCACAAAGTAAGCAGTTTTTAACCTTAGACGGGAAGCAACAATTTGTAGGCATTGATAACCCAGTATCAGACAATGTTCTTGCTGGAATCGTTACCACTCCAGACGGAAAAACTACTTATGCAGGATATGAATCAAGGGCGGTTAAGCCGGAAGATATTGCAACAGTAGAAAAAATTGCCAAAGGCGAGCTATCACAAAATCTTAATTATGACGCTACCGGTGATGGCAAAGTAGATGCAAAAGATGTGCTGGCGCTAAAAAATATAGTGGCTGGAGCAGATTACGACCCAACAAAAACAGCTAATATTGCTAACGCATTTGGCATGGTTGATGAAACTTCTGCGGCTGGTTGGAGTCTTACTCCAGAAGGAAACTGGGTAAGCCCAGAAGGAAATGTTTTAGATATCAACGGAAACATTATTACCGGCAAAGAACAAGAGTATGAAGTTCAGCCATGGGAAAATTTAAGCAAATCTGGCGATACTGGAAACATGGCTGGTTGGTCATTTAAGAACAACGTTTGGACAGACCCAAGCGGGAATGCATTTGACTTATATGGCAATTATGTTGGCGAAAAGAAGGCAACAACTCAGGCTTTTAAAGGTACTACTGGCAATATATGGGGGGCTACCGGCTCTCAAATAGCAATCACTAAAGCCGCCGCCAAGGCCGCCGCCGCCAAAGCCAACGCTGATAATGAAGCCAGAGCCAAGGCTGATGCCAAAGCCAAGGCTGATGCTAAAGTAAGAGCGGCCACAAAAACAAAAGAACAACTTACGGCGGGTATTGCCGCTTTAATGCCTGAATTGGAAACGTCTTCGCAAATGCCTGAATTGGAAACGTCTTCGCAAGGAATTACTCAGGGGGTTATGCAGCAACAAGCCCCAGCTCCAATACCGGTTGTTGAATCAACAGGTACGTTTGATTTAGGGCAACCATTTAATGTAGGTTATTTTGGTGATGTGGCAAGAGGCCGCCAAGAAAATCTTACACAAAAAGATGATGGCACGGTTAAAATCGCTTCAGGTGGACCGATTGGTCTAATGGGGCTTCTACACAGAAGAGGTTAATTATGACAATGTATGTATCAGGATGGGACGATAACGACCAACCCATTTGGGCGGATGACGGGGAAGCCTCTGGCGGCGGTATGGACACATCTATATTGCCTACCTATTCGGTTCAAGACCCAGTTGCTTATGCAAATACAGAGCCAGATATGTATGGAGAATCGGCATCTAGTGGCGATGGAACAATTGCCGAAAGAGCGGTTAAAACTGAAAATCTTGCGGGGGATGTAATTCATACATTGCCTGACGGCAGTAAGTATGGTCAAACTCCAGACGGCAATTATTATAAAATAACTGATGCTCAATATAAAGCTATGGATGCCGCCATAAATCATGGCGATGTGTCTGGTATTACAAAAGACACAATGGCTTCTCTTCGAGGCAGCCCAGTTACCCCATCCGGCTCTGTTATTGACAAAATTACAGGCGGTTTAAAAAGTTATTTTACTGATGCTAATGGCAAAACAGACTGGGCTAAATTAGCCACTGCCGCCGCTGGAATTAAAGCTATAACAGGCGGAGATAAGGTTAAAACTGGCGGCTGGAAAGGTTCTATCCCAATGGATACGCAAGCAATCCGTGGAAGAATAGATTACAACGACCCAAACCGCAGACCCGGAAGCATGGGTAGAAGTTATTTTACCGATATGGCTTATGCTAGTCCAGCAAATGCCGCTGCCGCCAGAGCGGGCGTTACTGAGCAGGCAAAAGGAATTTTGTCTGCATATAAACCAACTCCAGCCCCTCAACCAACCACTCAACCAGCACCAATGGAAACGTTACCATCATCAGGAGCATCAGGCGTATCATCTTTAATGCCTATTCCTCAAGCCACAGGAATGGCAAGAGGCGGTATTGCCCAGCCCCGATACCTTCAAGGAATGACTGATGGTATGGCCGACAAAATTCCATCATCTATTGACGGTCAACAAAAAGCCGCCTTGAGTCATGGCGAGTTTGTTATTCCTGCCGATGTTGTATCTCACTTTGGTAACGGCAATTCTGATGCTGGTGCCAAGAAGTTATATGACATGATGGCCCGTATCCGCAAGGCTAGAACAGGCACAACCCAACAAGGTAGGCGAATTAATCCTGATAGTTTTATGCCCGGTGGTCGGGTTGGTTATGCCTCTGGTGGTATTGCTAGGTTTGCCGGACCAGATGGTAGTGCTGTAGGGGTAACCGGAACTGGTTCTACAGGTACAACAGGAACAAGTGCGGCATCTACCACCGCTCCGGGTTTGGGTTCATCTACAGAAAGTTCTTTATCTGAATGGGCTGGTCCGTATGTATCTGATTATTTAAGTAAGGGGGCGGCAGTAGCTGACACTCCGTATGAAGGCTATAAAGGACCATTAGTTGCCGACTCATCTGAGTTGCAGAAAAAACAATTTTCAGGATTATCTAATTTGGCCGACAACAATACGTTTAATGCTTCTGCCGCACAGCAGTATATGAATCCATATATTCAGGCCGCATTAAACCCACAGTTAGATGAGATGCGCCGTCAGGCTCAGATTACTCAAATGACAAATGCTGGAAAACTTTCGCAAGCCGGTGCTTATGGCGGTAGTAGACAGGCAATCATGGATGCAGAAACACAGCGCAATTTAATGATGGAGCAAAACAAAGCCCTTGCACAAGGCTACTCTACTGCATTTGACAAAGCGGCTGGCATCTTTGGTACCGATAAATCCCGTGATTTACAAGTTCAGCAAGAGCTTGGCAGGGCCGGAGAAACTCAACGCAACATTGACCAACAAGGCATGACTGCCGACAAACTTCAGTTTGAAGAAGAAAGGGATTACCCCGGAAAAATGGTTCAGTACCAAAAAGATTTGTTGCAAGGGTTGCCAATTACTACAACTTCCAATTCTTTAAATCAAACGCAAATCAGTGAACTTTCTGCTCAAATACAAGGGTTAATGGGTTTGTATAAAACTCTTTCTGGTCTTGGGCAAGCTCCTGCTGCAACAACGCCAGCAACAACACCAGCAAAAACTTAAGGGATAAAAATGAATCTCGTTCAAATAAATGAGCATTTAAAAGAAGTTGCTCCACAAAAATTAATTGAATATCAAAATGGATTAAATCCAGAAGTTCCTGCTTGGATGGCTCAAGGCGAATTAAATCGCAGAGAAGCAATGAATAAACGAGAGCAAGAAAACCAAGCCGCACAAGGTGCTGGTGCGCCAACTCTTAAAGACCAGTTAGAACAGAAGGCTGGGCTAATGGCTCTTCAAGCTCAACAACAAAAACAAGCACAGCAACAGATGATGCAACAAGGGCAGCAGCAACCTATGCCCGTACCTGAAGGTATTCCACAACCACAACCACAAGAAGAGGCTCAAATGGCTATGGGTGGGGTGGCACAGTTACCAATAGGTTCAGAGTTTTTCCAATATGGAAGCGGTGGAATTATTGCTTTTGCTGGAGAACAACGAAGCGATGTTCCTGTGGCAGAAACGCCTGAAGAAGCACGGCGCAGAGAGATGCAAGAAATTATTAGGTCGGCGCAAGGTCAGCAAAGCACAATACCTCAACCCGCTCCTACCGCACAAAACCAATTAGACCCAGAGTTTTTAACTGCCGCTAAAGAGACTTTAAAGGTACAAACGCCTGAAGATATTATGGCGGCTCAAACAAAAATGAGAGAGCTTGCCGGAGTCAAGGGTCAGTACGGAGACCAAGCAGAGGCAGGAATTAAAAAGCAACAGGAAGAATATCAAAAGGCAATATCCGATAGAGATTATGAGCGTGTCATGGCTGTTCTTGGTGGTATGGCTAGAGGCAGTTTGGGCGGTGCTGGTCCTGCTTATTTGGCTCAGATGAGTGCAGAACGAAGTGCTGACCAAGCAAATACCAAAGAACAAAACAAATTACTTGCTGAGATTGAGGCGGCTCGTAGACAAGAGGCTATTGGCATGGCTACGGCAGGTCTTGGTTCTCTTGAGAAGCAGAGAACAGAGCGTGGTACAACCGGCAGAACATTTGCGGCTGAATCGTTTAGGGCGGGCAATGAACTTGATAGAGAAAAAGCCCGTTATGCAAATGAAATTGAACTTGCTAAGAGTAGATTTGCTAATGAGAAAGAGTTGGCGGAAATTCGTTCCAAGCATGATATTAAACTTGAAGGCATTAGGGCTGGTTCTGCAAGAGCGCTTGAGGAATTTAGACAAGGTGCGCCTACTCAAGAAAAGAAAAACTTTGATGACTATTACAGAATGTTTAAGGCCGACCCCAAAAATGCAGAAAAAACAGAGGCCGAAGCATTTGCCCAATTCTACGTTGATAAATCTTCTGGTCGTTTAGAAAGCAGTAGAAATGCATTGGTTGAAAGGCATCTGCAAGACTGGAACAAAATGGACCTTATGGAAAAGGATAATTGGAAAAAACAAGGCGTTAATAATGCCGAAGATTATGCTCAACGTATGTTAGAGTTTACAGAGAAAATGAAAAAGCCGCCAACGGGCGGAGCCAAAGAGGGGGATAAAGCAACCTCTAATTCTGGTAAACCAATCATCTATCGTAATGGGAAGTGGGAGTATGCATAATGGCAACAGTACCTCTTGACGACCTTCCCGAAAGGCTAGTGAGCAGGGCTGTACCAGAGGACGACTTACCATCAGACTTAGCACCAAGACGACCAAAGGTCCAAGCAAAACCTTTAGAAAGAACGTGGGGCGAGGCAATTAAAGATGTGGGTGCTGGTGTTGTTTCTGGCACAGGCTCTTTGGTTCAATTGCCGGGGCAACTGTATGGCTTGGTTACTGGCGATATGGGCAAACCAGCAGAAACTAATGTTGACAAAGCAAGACAAATTGCAGGCATGGCTATTGCTGGAGGCCCCGTAGGGCAGGCAATATTAGAAGGTCAAAAGAGCGTAGGCAAACGAATGCAAGAGTACGGCGAGGAAATGAAGTCTCCCGCACTTAAACAAATGGAACAAGACAGGGCAACCAAGATAGCAGAGGCAGAAAAAAAGGGACAGCTTGCTGCATTTGGCACTGCATTTGGCGAAACAATTACAAACCCTGCGTTGCTTCTTAACTTTTTGGCAGAGCAAGCGCCTCAACTACTAGTTCCATTTGGAGCGGGTAAGGCGGGTGCGGCAATATCTTTAGCTCGTTCTGCTGGCAAAGGATTGGTTGCAGAAGAGGCGGTAAAACTTGCTGGAAAAACGGCTGTTAAATCGGCTGTTGGCGCAGGAGCGGTACAGCAAGGCGCAGATGTGGGTGCTGGCGCTTATGAAAACATTTACAAAGAATTAAAATCAAAGGGCGCATCAGACGAAGAGGCTGCTGAAGGTGCGTTAAACCTAGCCCGTGCTACAGGTGCATCGGCTGCAATCCTTTCTTTGTTGGCTCAAAAATTACCCGGCGCACAAACAATTGAAAAGGCATTGGTTGGTGTACCTAAAGAAGTTGGTAAAGTTGCCGCAAGAGGTTTGACTGGCCGTGTTGCAAGCGGAGTTAAAGGCGCTTTAGGCGAGGGTGCCAGTGAAATAGCAGAAGAGGTTGGAGGAAAGTTTTCTGAAAACCTTGCTGTGCGTGAAGTCAAACCAGAACAAAGTTTGGTTGAGGGTTTAGGGCAAACTGCTGGTATGGCTGCGGTTGGTGGTGTTGGTATGGGTGGTGTTACAGGATTAGCTCAACGACCCGCCGCAATTGAAAAAGAACCAACAGTTATTAAACCACCCGTTGATGAAATTAAAGCATCAATAAATCAACCTAATACCCAAACCGCTGCGCCACCTGTTGAAAATACCGCTCCTCCTGCTGAAATTGTTCCGCCATCAACAGATGTTTCTCAACCACCTACTCTCAAAATGCCTCCCGCTGCCAAGGCAGAAATAAAACAACCAGATTTGGATGCGTTAAAAAATTACACGCAAGGATTGCCTGATGATGCGGCAGATATATTTGCTAAGTTGCAAAACCGTGACCGTGCTACGGCTGCATCTATTCAGCAAGTGCAAGGTATTGCATCTAAACCTGACTACGACCGACTTAAAACATCCCCTGATTTTGGGTCTGGTGCGCCTGTAGTTATTAGTGATTTGACCATTCCGGACAATCAACTGGGTAGGATAGATGTGGCTACTGCCTCTGACGGCAGGAAGATTCCCGTTCAATACGCAGTTATAGATGCCGGTCAATTGCTTGCATCACACACAGCAGATGGCAGAACAAACTCTGATTATGGTAACGTTTCCACTCAAGCAATTCGTGCTGTTGCAGGCAATGGTCGCATAGCAGGACTACAGGCCGCCTATGGTAGCGATACCGCAAGCGACTATCGTTCAGCAATGGCCAATGATAATCAGCACGGTATTGAACAAGGTCAAATATTAGACATGGATAATCCTGTGTTGGTTAGGATTATGCCTAAGTCATTTGTTACGTCCGACATTGGCGATGTTTCTAATGTGGCTGGACAGTTAAGGCTTAACCCAGTAGAGGCGGCAAAGAATGACCTAAACCGCTTTGATTTGTCTGGACTTCAATACGGCGAAGATGGCAGCGTTAACACTCAATCATTGGTTCAGTTTGTCAAAGGTATGCCTAAAGAAGAACAGGGCGAATTGCTTGACAGCAAAGGCGTACCCAATACCAAAGCTATTGATAGGCTAAACAATGCCATTTTTTACAAAGCATATGGTAGCGATAGTTTAATAAATCTGTATGCACAAGCGGCAGACCCAGAAGCAAAGTTAATTTTACAAGCTCTAGCTAGGTCGGCCTCAAACGTTTCTAAGTTAGAGGGGGCTGGCGAGTACGATATTCGTCCCAACATTGTTGAGGCGGCAGAGTTGGCTGTTACTGCAAAACGTAGCGGCATGAAGCTCTCAGATTTTGTAGCACAAGGTCAAATAGGATTAGACCCCAACACACTAGCAATATTGGAAATGTTTGCTGAAAATAGTCGCTCAGGCAAACGTATGGGCGAATTGATTGGTAATTTGGCTGATGCTGCTTATGACCAATCACAGGCGGGCGAAGATATGTTTGGTGAAAAACCCAAGCTTTCTTTGTCTGATGTGTTTAAATCTTTAAAGTCCGAAGGTTCGCCTGATTTATTTACTAAACCCGATTCGCCAATAGACTTACCAGAACCAAAAGACTTTAAAATTAAAAAGCCTATGGAGCAGATTGCCAAAGAAATTAAAGGCATGACAGCTACAGAACTTGCTCAATGGACGGTTGATAATGCGCCCAATAGTGCAGCAAAAGCCATTGCTGAAAAAGTTTTGGCTCGAATTAAAGAATTAGATGCTAGGAATTTTTTTAATAAACCAGTTGCTGTTTTAAATAGAGATGACCTTAGATGGCGTGGTAGATTTAGATATGCGGTTAATTTTAGTTATGGACACTTTCAGTTTGCTGGTTTAAAAAACGGCAAAGCCCATAGCAATACCGGCACTCGATACATTACTATTTTGCATGAGTTATTACACGCCGCCACCGTTCCTGCATTGAGCGCCAACGGCAAAGAATTTAACGACCTATCTGTTGTGCTTAACAAAGTAAAGAAACAAATAGATGCAGATGTAAAAGCTGGTAAACAACACCCATTTCTTACATACATTGCTAATTACAATACAAATACCGTTAAAAATGTTAAAGAATTGGTTGCTTGGGGATTAACCGACCCAAACTTTCAAGATTATTTAACCACGATTAAGGTTGGCAATACCAATGCGTTAACACGCATGGTTGAAATATTTAGAAAACTCCTTGGTTTAGATGTTCAATATGAAACCGCCTTGGATGCAGTGGTTAGGGCTGCCGATTCTTTGTTAGAAACATCCACAGATGTAACGGAAAAAGCAATAGGCAAAATTGGAAGCAAAACGGTTGCGCCAGTTAAACCAAAATCAACTCCTGAGAGCGCAAAAGAAGTTGCCGAAGAAGAAGGCATAGGCGAAAAAATAAAAGGAAAGTTTAATGCCTCTTTACAAAAGAGACAGCCTTTGAGGCCTGAATCATTTGATGGCGTATCTCCTGAGTTTATGAACAATGCTCAACCTGTTTTTGCTCCACAAAAGAAAACAATTGTTGACCGCATTAACGGGTTGCGAGACGGTTTTTGGAAAAAAGTGGCCCAAGGAATGGCTGACCAGTTTAGAACCATCAAAGAATACAGCCCTGTTGCATATATGTTAGCCCGCTTATCCAAATCTGTTGATGGTGTGCTTGAAGGCTTAATGATGTATGGAGAGGTATTTAATGACGGTGGAGCATTAAACATTAAGCCAAATACAAAAGGTTTGTTAGAAATACTTAAGCCTTTAGGCGTTGAGGTTGACCGATTTAATATGTGGAAGGCATTGACTAGGGAGGCTAATTTACCAGCCAATAAACGGTCTAGATTTATAGATAAAAATGGCAAAGACATCATGCCTGAATTAGTGGCCAAAAGAGAAGAGCTTATTAAAGGCGATTTGAATGGTAAGTCTCGCAAAGAACTTTACGAGTCTGTTCGTAAAGATATGCAAAAATTAAATGAGTCTGTGCTTAAAGTTGCTCTTGAGATGGGGTTGATTGATTCAACTGCCAATATGATTAAGAGAATCCAAGAGCAAATAGATTACATAGAAAACAAAGAAGGTTTAAGCAACGGCGCCAAAGACAGGCAAATAGAAGAGTTACAACAAAAAATTGATGAGTTACGCAAAGACCCAATAGGATATGAGCGATTTGTTAACGACATTAACTACATTCCTTTCTATCGTGAGATGGAAGACGGGGATATTGATGCGGTGATGACGGCATCTAGCCTGACCAATCAACATTTTTCTAAAGAATTAAAGGGCGGGGAAAGTCCATTTGCCGACTTGATGGAAAACACTTTGCGTAACTGGAGTCATATACTTTCCGCATCCATGAAGGCGCAAGCAGCCAAAGCCACAATAGATGCAGCCATTCTTATGGGCGGCGCAGAGCCAAACCTGAAACAACAGTTTGTAATGATTGATGACAAAGTAAATGTTGTTGTTCGCAAGAAAGATGAGGATGGAAATATATACGAAGATGCAGAGGTTTATAAGGATGGTCAAATAGAACCTTGGATGACTACTCCTGCAACCGGCAAGTCTGGCAAAATAAATGTTAAAATAATGGTAGCTGGAAGTCCAGCTTATTACAACGTTCTTGACCCCATGCTTTTAGATTCTATTTCATCTATTGGGTATTTGGGTACATCAAATAAATTCCTAGATGTAGCAAGAGACTTTAAGAATATGCTCCAATACGGGGTTACTATTTCTCCTGCATTTAAAGTTAGAAACTTGATTCGTGATTCCATATCTGCTATGGCCGTTAGTGATTTAAAGAAAAATCCATTTGCTAACATTGTTAATGGATGGGCTGAGAGTAATAAAGACAGACCAGCCTATATATCTGCTCTTGCTGGTGGCGCTATATTTAACTTTGGCTCAACCTATGAGGGCGACCAAGCAAAAATGATTAAGCGTCTTGTTGCGCAAGGCGTTAAACCAGAACACATTCTTGATAGCCCAGTCAAAGTTAAAGAAGGCTTGAAGATAGCATGGGATAAGTATCAAGAGTGGGGCAATAAATCTGAGTCTGCTAACCGCATGGCTTTGTACACTCAGATGAGAGACAAGGGAATGAGCCACCTTGAAGCATCGTTTAATGCTCGTGATTTGTTGGACTTTTCTATGTCAGGTTCGTGGCCTGCGTTTCGTCAGGTTGCCCAAGTTATTCCATTCTTGAATGCTCGTGTACAAGGACTATACAAACTTGGCAGAGATGGTATTACCCCAACCACTAGGGTTGCTTACAACACCATAACCGGCAAATCACTTTGGGATGTGGATGAGCAAGGAAAGTTGACTGAAAAGGGCGAAAGACAGAAGCTGACAGACCAGCAGAAGGCCGCTTCTTTTAGCATCGTTACCGCCTCAGTGTGCCTTGCATCTTTGGCCCTGTACTTTGCGTTTAAGGATGATGATGAATTTAAGAAACGGGACGAATGGGATAGGGATAACTTCTGGTGGTTCAAACTGCCCGGAATGGATTACGCCTTGCGTGTACCCAAACCATTTGAAATTGGTGCATTTGGAACTTTGGCCGAACGTATAGCCGAACAAGTTTTTGACAAAGAAGCAGAGGGCAAACAATTTGAAGATTCTTTGAAACGCATGGTAACGGATACATTTGCTGTTAACTTGCCTCAGATTGCCAAGCCATTGGTAGATTTGTACGCCAACAAAGATTCGTTTACTGGTGCGCCTATTGAGTCTGCTGGTCTGGAGCGGCTGTCTAAACAGGAGCGCACAACCGATACTACTAGCCCGCTTGCTATAGCCCTTGGCGGCCTTTCTAGCGTCATGCCGTTTACTGGCGAGGGAATGTCACCGGTGCAAATGGATTACGCAATCAAGGCTTATTTTGGTTGGCTTGGAAGTGCTATTGCTGAGACCTCTCACTATGCGGTTATGCCGTTTAAAGAAGGGGCTTATCCCGATAGCAAGTGGGTAGACAGGGCTAGTGTGGGTCTTGTTAAATCTTTACCATCTAACCAGTCTAAATTTGCCACGGCTTTCTACGAGAGCAACAAAGAGATTAGTCAAGCAATGGCTGACATGAGGCATTATGCCGCCATTGGCGACACAGAAAAAGTCATAAAAATCATGCGTGAAAAGGGAGACAAAATAGCACTGGCTAAAACCTATGACCGCCAATCTAAAGTTATGGCGCAAATCAGGCAGCAGATTAGCGTTATTACAAATGACAAGACAATGGATGGTGCGGCCAAAAGAAAAGAAATTGACCGCATGAAAGAATTAATTTCTATGGTGGCCGAGCAAACAGAATCGCTTAGAAAGTCTTTAAAGAAGTGATTTTAAAGTTTCCATCACTCGTTGAATAGTAACGTCTAAGGCATCTAGTTCGTCCATCTTTTTAATCTTCCACATCCGCTTTTGTCCGTGCCATCCCATCATAGAACCCTGATGGCAATCTTTACACAAAGCCACCACACAGAATTGTAATTTCTGTTCTATGTGGTGTGCGTCTGATGGACCTGATGCATTGCATACAGAACATGGTAATTCTTTAACCAGCCCTATATACGCCCGCTCCTTGGCGGTAAGTTTGTTGTTCAAGAAATCGCCTTGTGGTCTTCTTGCCCTGCTTGGTATCCAGTCTTGTACCAAAAACTACGTTCTGTTTCTAGTCGCTCGATTTCTCTAGCGGCCAACAGCAAAGCTGATTTAGCTACTGGGTCGGATGTTTTAAAAGATTCAAGATAACTTGCTATCTCTAATCCCATTTCTGATAATGTCATTCTTTGTTTCTTTCTGCCATCATGGCGTCTGCTATTTCATATGCTTTTTTTGAAAAGTTTGGCATGGTCATGCCCGTTTCTGTGATTAACGCTTGCATAACCTTTGCCGCAAAGTAATCTCTAAGCTCCATATCTTTTGCGTATGTGGTTGGACTGTTCATCGTTTGCTTCTTTCTGCCATCATGGCTTCTGCTCTTTCGTATGCGTCTTTAGCCGCCGTCTCTGCTGTGGCCATAGGGGATACACCCAGCAAAGCAAATGCAGCAAACCAATCCGTCATGGTTATTTCTTGTATAGATATTGGCTCTGATTTTTCAACCAACGCCTCTATCCCTTCAGCTTTTTTTCTTGCCATTTGAGTTTCCTTTTACAGATTGAGTAACAATCATTTCAGAAAAAGTCCTGTTTAATATTTGAGCAATTGTTTGTCCCTCTATAGCAATAGCGTTTGCGCTTTGGTTCTCTTGAACAATATTAATTACATCTTTAATTGCCTTGTTGTACCCTGCGTTAAAGGTGTCGTCACCCTCAATCAACATGGTAATAGCATCTCGTACCATGCCAGCCGCTTTGCGGTCACCCGCAGCCGTTTTCAGTTTAAGATAAATGTCCTCTCTCAGATGTACCGAGTAGGGGATTAGTTTTTTCGCTTCCATGCTTTGAATTCCTCGTTGATTTGAATTAATTTCTGTGCCGCTTCTTTGTTGGTTTTAAGTTCTGCTCTTGATTGCACACCCAGTTCAGCCCTTAACCACTCTGTTGCCGCCCTTGCCGATGGCTCGTTGATGAACCCCAGTTCAAGCACCCAATGATGGAAACTCTCGTCTCCACACAATACTCCTGCAAGTTGAACAATGTTTCGTGCCAGTTCCTGCTCACGATTCATTGGCGCCTCTTGTTCGTTTATCCGAACCATCACAACCTGATACCTAGCCCCAACAAAATCACGCATGATTTCGTCAGGGATTTCATCGGGATGGATAGAAAGGGTAAGCACATACCCAGTCTTATCCTGTTTGATGGCAACCTTTACCGCTTCAAACTGTGATGTTTTCATACTAAAAAGGTATATCTTTGTCGTCTATTTCAACCAATGGCGGAGGCTTTGGTGCTTCTTTGGGCGGAGCAAACTGGGTCTGTGGTTTGAAATTGTTCCATGCCAAGCTAATCCACTCTCCGTTTTGGCTTTCCCTGCGCCATGCGTTGAGTTTGATAATAACTTCGTCTCCCGACTCTTTAAGCAATTGCTCAACGGCAGACCTGTCCATTGTTATATCTCCCCACATATCGGGCTGTTTAGAACCCTCTTGCTTGAAGCCGTTCTTGTTTAACTTACCACTGTTGGGATATTGACTCATGCTTTTCCTTCCTTAAATGATTGTCTTGCCTTTTTAAAATCTGCCATCAATTTGTCGTAGTCATCGGGAGCTTCTTCTTTTAACTTGTCAAAGATATTCTTGTTTACTTTAAAAATATCTAGCACATCCCTCTCTGATTTAACCGCAGTCAATGCAGTTTTAAATGCCTCGTTCACAATGTTAAGCCACTCGTTCATCCCTGCGGATGCGTCTGTCGTAACCTTAATATGCCAAGGTGCATCAGCCCCCTCAATAACAGCGGGCGGTTTTTTCTTAATAGCAATTTTGATTGGCTCTTTCTTTACCTCTTGCTCTTGGTTGTCAATGGTGTCGTCCTCACTAATTTCCATGGCCAATAACCAAAGGTAACGGCGCAAATAAGAAATTGTGCTACCAAGAACCTGAATAGATTGACCCTTATTGCTTTCCGCAGAAACAATTGGAATAGAAAACACCGTGCTTTCACCACCATCAGAATCGTAAATTGTCAAAGTAGCGGTGTCGCCAAATGTAACCACGCCACACAATCCAACCTCATCAAAGATGCGGTGAATTGATGGGATAAAGTCTTCAAGTTGCCAATACGTCCACCCGTGGAAAGTATTTTTACCCGATTGTTTGATGCCTGATGCAGCCAATTTATGGCGAGCAGTCTGCAACTTTTTATAGACTGTCATTTTTTTCCTTAAGATAAGTCTGATACTGAGAACAGAAAGTGTTTACCTGACAATACTTCTCGCAACGAGTTCTCTCGCCCTGCCTAACTTCCAACGAATAACCCTTCAATTGATTCAATGCGTGTTGTGCTTCCTCTAAAGTCTTGTGAAGACTCTTGGCCCTGACGTTTCCTTCTTTCTTTACCGCATATGAAGTTTGCTTTTCCCACATCTCATCAGATGTGCAATGCCCCATCTCACCATTTGTTTCCGCCTCAAAAAATGCCTCACTATGCAAAGCAATGCGTTCTTTGACATAGGCTTCTCTTTGCTCAAACGGCCAAAGTGGTATCTCTATTGTCGCTATAGGGGAAGAGGGATACCCCTCTTTAACCGTATCCCTTGCCACCCAGTCACGAACAATAGCAATGATTTGCAACTTCTTAACCGGTTGCTTCTTCACCTTTTCAACTAGCCACGCATAGACGTTCAACTGGTTGTGCCAGTCTTGTTTTTCATTCATCACCGCCCATGCACCAGTAGTTTTATAGTCAGAAACAATAATTCCATCGGCCTCAACCTCTTGTAAATCAATTGCTCCGCTAACTTTCCATCCGTCCATCTCTGTATAGATTCTTTCCTCAACAATGTGATGGTTGTCTTTACCATGCTCCAGTATGCTGTGGATAGCAGAACCAAACAAAGACCAAACCATTTCGCTGGCATCAGTTTCAATCTCATCCCAATGCTTGCGTTTGAGTTGGACTATCTGAGGACTGTTCAATAGTTCGGTTGCAGATATGTTTGACTTCCCCTTGCTATAGGTTGGTCGATTTATCACATTAACAAATGTCTGTGGCAGATTAAATTTATTCGTTAATTTCATTTCTTGTTCCGGCCAAGCGTTTAAGTTCCCGATTCTCCTTGCCCATCATCCCCGCCAACATAGAAATCTTTGCTTGCGCATCAGCATTCTTTGCTCGTTGCGGGTCTGAAAGTAAGGCCGTCTTAGTGAAGCTAACATTCATTGCCATCTTCTTCATCTCTTTAGTAATGGCCTTAACACCATTGTCTACGGCGTATTGCGTCTGAGATTCAGGCGCAATAACAACATAACTACCGGCATTGTCGGTTGCCAACAACATACAGTGAGCAGTCAGTAGCGTATCTTTAATGTCGGTTATGCACTTCAGCACTTCCAAATCGTATCTACGCACATCTTCAATTGAAGTGGGGGGCGCTACTCCACACAATTCAATTAAATAACTGCGCTTAACCGTACTGCCGTAGGTCATGCCACCATCAAGAAGCCGCTTAACAGCCTCTTTCCATGCAGGGTAAAGCGTTGTATCCATCAGATTACTGCCTCAAAACGACCAAAACGTGGACGGTAATCCCCAAGGCCAATTAGTTTCCCAGCATCTTCAATGGCTTTCTTAACCTCGTTGACGTTAACAACATCCTCGTCAATTGTGATTGTGGCCGACAAACTCCATTGTCTAAAGATTGGGCGGTAACGAATAATCTTTGATGTTCCAACTCTTACGCCTCGTGCGTCACGCATCTCAGGGTTGTCCCAAAGTTTTTCGGGATTTGTTTTGGTGTAACCAACCAATGGAAGTTCATCTTCAAGCACCCGTACACTTTGTTTAAATTTAGTGCCAAGTTTTTGAAGTTTTGCGCCATTAATTAAACAGCTTTCCAACATTTGTGATGGCAGATGAAAGCCAACAGAGTTATTCCAATAGCAGCTACCAATAAATTCACTTTTAGCAATGGCAATTAAATCATCATCTGTCTTCTTGCGCTTGCCGGTTAACTCTTTGTGCGCCTTGGTTAATGGATTGAGCGGGTCTGCAAACCTATCTGAGTGCATAAGTAATGGAGCCGTGCCGTTGATTTTGATTGAAAGTTGTTTCATAGTTTTCCTAAAAAAGTTAATTGATGCACCGTTGCATCGGAAGTGGTACTGTTACCAATACCCTATCCGCTACATTAGCCCATACCTGACCTTGCCATACCTCGCCTCTCCATACCGTGCCGTAACACACCGCACCTAACCCCACTCGAAGTGGTACTGTTTCCAATACCCTATCGACTATTGCTAGTTCCATGCCTTGCCCGACCGTACCTCGCCCGACCCCACCTAACCAAACCGTCCCTTGCCGCACCTCACCGCAGTACTCGAAGGATGACTATTTCTAATCACCTATCGACTATTGCTAGTTCCTTGCCAAACCGTGCCTGACTTCACCGCACCGCACCCAGCCTCGCCCGACCAAACCGTCCGAACCCGACCAAGCCCCATTTGATTAACACTCGAAGGAACACTATTTCTAATGCCCTATCGACTGTTGTCAGCCCATACATTACCCAACCCGACAAAACCCAAACCAACCATACCCGACCCCACCCCACCGCACCGAATTCAATACTCGAAGAGACACTTGTGAAAATGTCCTATCGACTATTACTAGTTCCACGCCCTACCCGACCAAACCTGACCTAGCCTTACCGTACCCTACCCCAACAAAACACTCGGAAAAAGACTGTTGCCAATCTTCAACCGACTGTTATCAGTCCAAACCAAGCCGCACCTTTCCATACCCTACCTCGCCAGACCTCGCCTTACCGTACCTTACCTTACCGAACACTCGAAGAGCAACTCATTGAATTGCCTATCGACTGTTGTCAGTCCATACCTCGCCGCACCCTGCCTTACCCAGCATAACCTAACCCCACTCGAAAGATGACTATTTCTAATCACCCATCGACTATTGCTAGTTCCTTACCATACCGCACCGGACCTTACCCCACCCAACCTGACCTCACCCCGCTCGACCCTACCGTACCAAATCCCACTCGAAGGATGACTATTGCTAATCACCTATCGACTGTTGTCAGCCCTTACCTCGCCTCACCAAACCTAAACTTACCACACCTAACCGCACCTGACCCCACCTCACTCGAAGGATGACTATTGCTAATCACCTATCGACTGTTGTCAGCCCGCAGCCTACCTTGCCTCAACCTACCCCGCCTAACCGCACCAGACCATACATAACTGGTCTAAGTGATGGGATTATAACTGGTTTATTGTGTGTTGTCAATAGGTATGTTATAACTGCTACAAATACTTATGATGGAAACGTTACCATGAGAAGAGCCAACAGGATTGATGAGAACCAAAATGAAATAGTTAATGCGTTACGGGCGTGTGGTGCTTATGTACGCATAATTAGTCAGGGCGATGGCATACCTGATTTATTAGTGGGCTATAGGGGTTTTACCTTATTGCTTGAAATTAAAGACGGAAACAAACCGCCATCGGCTAGAACGCTAACACCAGCAGAGAAAAATTTTTTTGATAATTGGGAAGGCGGTATGTTGGCCGTAGTTAATAACGTAGATGAGGCATTGGCATTGCTAAAAAACTGTGTATGATAGAGGTGCGGCGCAGTTGCCGCTTCATAGTTCTCCTAGTAATAGGATTGTGGGGTCATGTGGCCCCACTTTTTTTTTAAAAGCGACATCGTGTCGTATTTGACACCGATTAAAATATCTGTATAATCGGAACTGTTGCCGTAGGAAGCGACAGGTTTTAAAGCCGTTTACTCATGCCCTTGCCCTTGGTTTAATCCGTAGGGTTCCTACCGAGGGCAGTAGTAAGCGGCTTTTTTATTGTCCCCTACGCATCTATGTTTTAGATATCTATCGGGTTTTGGGGTGGCATGAGGGAAGCGTAGGAAGCCGTAAGGCGTAGTGCGCAGTCCACCGCCCCTACAACGTTCTAGTCTAAAGCGAGAGCGCAAAGAAGATGCAAGGCGCAATCGGGGGAGTTCCTATGGTGTCCGTGGTTCAGTCTGCGGGTGGCGGCATAGGGTTAGATGGCCGAGCTAGACATTGCTACGCAGTGGAAAGCATCTAAAGGTAACACAAGGTAGATTGATGTTACCCCACATGGAGACTAAACGTGGCTCCGAGGGTGTGGAAATATGCCGAAAGGGGATTCGCTCCCCTGTAGGCAGAGTCTTGCCACAAAGCATCTCTCGTCCACCAAGGGTGTAAAGTTTATGTTGCGGAAAAGAAAATTCAAGACAGCACCCAATAAACATAGACCACATAAAACCTAGAAAGTTTTATCCTGAACTGGCGCTTAATATTGAAAATCTACAGCCTCTATGCGGGCCATGCAACAAAAGAAAAGGCAACAAAACAATTAGCTACCGTAAATAAATTTAAATTTTAACATAACTGGTAGGTGTTTTCCCTAGCTAACTGGTAATATAATGTAAAATAGTGTACAATTGTGCAAAAGGATGCACAAATGGTAATGAAATTATTGATGTTGGTATTAGGTACTTTGATAGCGGTGGTGATAGTGATGGGGGTAATTTACTTCTTTAGGGGGGACTGAAGTGGAAATATTCGTAATCTGGTTTGTTTTGTTTTTGGGGGCGGCAATAGCAATTGTTGCCATTGTTATTTTGTTTGCGGCCTTGGCTGTTTTTCAGGAGAAAGATTGATGCTTTACGAAGAAGATATACGGGAGATGAGACAAGAGGAGTGGTACTCAAGCTATCAATCCTTTAGGAGAATGGAGCATGACTGTCGTGACCCAGACCATATTGGGTGTGAGAAGTGTGAGGAGGATGAAGATGAGCATGATGTGTGATGATGAAGATGATGCGTTCAAGCATATTGAGAGCATGAACAGAGTAAAGAAAGCGTTTGATGAAGAAATGAAAATGCGAGCTATTGCCGAGAAAAAGTTACATGACGATATGCGCAACGAGGTGATTGAAGAAGTTGCACGAGAGTTTGAAACATTCACTCATTCGTTTGGTGTGGATACTGTTGCATCTTTTCAAATATTTGTGAGGGCTATGAAAACATGACACAAGATGAAATCATAGAGATGGCTTGCCAATCATTTGGTGGAGTTATTAAAAAAGAAGAACGTGACTATTTCATAGCCTTTGCCAAATTGGTTGCAGAGCGTGAGCGTGAGGCGTGTGCAAAGGTGGCTGACGAATACGCTAACGGGCTTGAGCGTAACTACTCTGAAATCATTGCTGATGCAATCAGAGCAAGAACAGGAGAACAAAAATGATTCTTGACCAAGGCAAACTGGCAAACGGATTGGTTGATGAACTGCTTGCAGTCATCCACAAGTATGACGAATCGCTGTACATATGTAGCGTCATTGGCGTGTTGGAGCTGGTCAAGCAACAACTGATAACGGAAAGTTTAAACATGGAGGATGACGAATGACACAAGACCAAGTAATCGAAGTGTTACGCAGAGCATGGGATGCGCTTGACATATTTAAGCAGACTTACCCCGAAAACTGGGCTGACTGTGACGAGCAGTTGCTAAACGACCTGATGCGAACAGACATGAAACTCTCTGGCGTGAAACTTAAATGGGTAGGGCTGACGGATGATGAGCAATCTTTTATTTATGACCAAGTCAAACAGATTGTTGACAGCAAGCCGTTTTGGGTGAGGTTTGCAGATGCCATTGAAGCCAAACTCAAGGAGAAGAACACATGACATGGCCTTTTCCAATAAGAATATTAACTCCGCCTGACCCAAAGGATAAGAAATGAAATGCCAAATATGCGGTGCTAAATCCATTGTGAAAGAGGCGAGGGAAACTGAAGTTCGGTATCGCAGGCGCAGAGAGTGTAAAAACGGACACTACTTTACAACGGAAGAGGTAATTGTGTCTCCATACAAAATGCAGGATGAAAGGATTGAGCGAACAAACATTATGAGAAACAAAAAGTTGGAAAAAAATGATTAAATCAGAATGTTTAAAGAGGGCAAAGATGACCTACTATTTGCCTCATCGGCATAAGATGACTCCAAAAGCTAGACAACATTGCATGACCCTATCGTGGGGTTGGTTGCTACATTGGGCGGCTTATGATGACGTATATAAAAAGGAACAACCGTGGAAAAAGTAAAAGAGAAATTTGAATTGTGGATGGCTTCTAAGGGCTATACAGAATTGGGATGGAACGGAAGGCGATACGACAAACCAAGAATCCAAAACCAGTGGGTTGCTTTTAGAGCAGGCTGGTTAATGGGAGAAAATCAACTATGAAAGAGAATCAAATGTTAAACATAAAAATAATCACAATAAACGCAGGCACACAGCCAAGAGCGGAGATTAACCAAGAGACAGTAGATGATTACGCAAGACAGATGGAAGAGGGGGCAAAGTTTCCTCCAGTCATAGTTTTTAATGATGGCATCCACCACTATTTGGCGGATGGTTTCCACCGCTACTTTGCTCACCTAAAGTTAGACAAGGCAGGTATATTGGCAGATGTTATTGCTGGCACTTTGCGAGATGCCAAACTCTACAGTTACAAAGCAAACATGGCCCACGGGTTGCGACCTACGGCAGAGGATAAGCGAAAGATAGTTTTAGATATGCTCCAAGATTCGGAGTGGTCGAAGTGGAGTGACCGAGAGATAGCACGGCATTGCGGTGTCAGCCATCCGTTTGTTGGCAAACTTAGAGCGTCTTTAGAGAGCCCGCACGAAGAAACACGCAAATATCAGGACAACAAAGGAAGCGTCAGGGAGCGTACAGTCAACAAGCGCACACCAATGGAAACGTTACCACCAGAAATAAAAGGGGACGAGGTAAGCGAGGCCGATGTAATGGTTGATACTTTGTTGGCAGAGAACGACAAACTGAAAGAACAGTTAGCTATTGCTTCTATTGATGGAACGACAGAAGATAAAGACATGGCCAAAGATTTGATAACCGAATTGAAGGAAGAGATGCGGTTGACAAAAATAGAATTGGTAGCAGTTACCAGAAGTCGAGACACATTCCAGTCAGAAAACGCCCAACTTAAACGACAAGTTGCCATGTTGCAGAAGAAGCTGAAGAAGTACGAATAACTGGAGAGTTTTATGGGGTTGGAACTGAGACAGTACCAATCGGATACGCTAGAAGCGCTCCGAAATGGATTTGCTATGGGCAATCGTTCTCAAATATTGTACGCACCTACTGGTGCAGGCAAGACTGAGATGGCTATTGCTTTGTTGGATGCCGTCAGGAAGAAGGGCAATAAAGCAGCCATGATTCTTGACAGGATTGTTTTGTGCGACCAAACCAGTCAACGGTTGAATAACTACGACATAGACCACGGCGTTCTTCAGTCGGGGCATTGGCGGTACAGACCCTATGAACACATCCAAGTTTGCTCTGCTCAGACGTTAGAGAAACGAGGGGAATTTCCGGGTCTGAACCTGTTGATTGTGGACGAAGCCCATCAGACCAGACGGCAGACAATGGACTTTATTAAGAACAATCCTGACATCAGGGTAATCGGGTTGACCGCCACACCATTTACCAAGGGATTGGCGAAGACTTATAGCAACGTAATCTCTACTGTGACCACCAAAGATTTGGTTGATGGCAATTTCCTAGTCCCATTGCGGGTGTTTATCTCTAAAGAGATTGACATGAGCGGGGTTAAGAAGGTTGCGGGTGAGTGGAATCAACTTGAAACCACCAAGCGGGGCATGAAGATAACTGGCGACATCGTTACCGAGTGGATTAAGAAGACGCACGAAGTGTTTGGACGACCACGAAAGACAATCATATTTTGTTCGGGTGTTGAGCATGGGTCAGACTTGTCTCGCAAGTTTGCAGAGCAAGGATTTAACTTTATATCGGTCAGTTATAAGGATGATGACGAGTTCAAGCGAGATGTTATTGAGGATTTTGCAAAGCCTGACACCGAGATTCATGGGCTGATAGCCACGGACATACTAACTAAGGGTTTTGACGTTCCTGATGTGATGATTGGTGTGTCTGCCAGACCATTTAGCAAGTCTTTATCTAGTCACATCCAACAGATGGGGCGGGTGATGCGTAAAGCAGACGGCAAAGAATATGCGTTATGGTTAGACCATTCGGGTAACTACCTCAGATTTCGAGCGGATTGGGAAGATGTATATGAGAATGGCGTAAAAGAATTGGATGATGGCAAAGAGAAGGCCAAGAAAGAACCCACCGACAAAGAAAAAGAGGAGGCAAAGTGTCCAGTTTGTGAGCATTTGTGGCCTCCCAGTTCCGATACTTGTGCTAACTGTGGTCATGTACGGGAAAGAAAGAACAAGGTGGTTGTTGAGGCGGGCAGTTTAGAAGAGTTAACTGGCACGATGGCGAGAGAAAATAAGCAGGCTTGGTGGTCGCAGTTGCAATGGTATGTAGCGCACAACGGATGGGCGAGTGGTCGGGCAGCACACACCTACAAAGAAAAGTTTGGAGTATGGCCAAGAGGTTTGAGTAACCATATTGAAACGCCCAGTCCAGAGTTAATGAAGTTTATTGATGCTCGGATTAAAGCCTATATCAGAAAGATTAAACGGGGTCGTTGATGGAGTTTTTACTTTTTTGTCAGGCTCACGGAATCCTGATTGACCACCCGCCACCCATCGGACAATGGAAACGTTACCACACTACCGACCACTTAAACAAAAGGAATGGTGCGGTCAAGTTCATGGGGACTCATGCTTTTGTGCAGAACCACGCCACCGAAACCGAAGTATCCGTATGGAAGTCAGACAAAGTAACCGATATAGACCTGTCCAAGATTGCTCGGATGGCATCTAAGGCGGATGATGAGAAAAAGAAACGGCAAATTGAGGCCAAAGAAAAAGCCATTCGGATGATTAAAGAATCAGTCCTTGCTCACCACCAGTATTTTTTGAGCAAAGGATTTCCTGATGAGATAGGTAATGTGATAGCCAAGGATGGAAAAAAGACCTTGCTAATTCCTATGCGTGTGGATGGCGAGGTTGTTGGATTGCAGACTATTGATGAGGATGGTAGCAAGAAATTTCTGTTTGGTCAGAGAACATCGGATGCTACATTTGTATTTGACAATAAGGGGGTTAACTTCTTTTGCGAGGGGTACGCTACTGCTTTGTCACTTAGATATGCGCTTAAAAGTTTGAAGAGGCAGTATGTCATCCATGTATGTTTCTCGGCAGGTAACTTATTGAAGGTTGCTCAAAGGGTTGGCAAGGGGTATGTGATTGCAGACAATGACGATAGCGGTACTGGCGAGAGAATTGCGAAGCAAATTGGCATGACTTATTGGATAAGCGAAAAAGTCGGTGAGGATGCTAACGATTTCCATCAAAGGGTTGGGCTATTTAAATTCACCCAAACCATAAACAAACTACTGATGGTAAGAGGATAGGAAACATTCTTCGACTCGGACTGCACTACGATTCATGGACTCTAAGATTTTCAATCCATGAAGGATATCCATGCCGATATCAAAGGAGTTCTCTCCCTGTCCAACATAGTCTGAGCGGATGGTAACATTACCATCCTTGTCTTCCATGAGGAACAGGGAAAAAACTGAAGTGGCGGGTCGTTGTATTGGTTTTTTTCTCATTTGGCTCGGTATATCTTTAGTGGCGGGAGTTGCTCGGCAACAATGGGGTCGGGCTGATAGGCGGTTACAGGCTTCCACCCATACTTACGCCATGTGGCTTGAACATCAGACCCTCGTGTGTATTTAAACTTGTCATCAGTCAACTTTAAGGTAGGTTTAACTACCTTTGTCCCTTTAGGGGGTGTCCACTTCATGTGCTTCCTCTCTGTGTGCCATTTCGGCTTGTATGTATTGCTTAAAAATATCTCGGATTGCGTCTCCATTGCTACCCGAAAATAT